ATGAAGACTATTGAAGAATACTACGCCGCCGCTACCGCACTTTTTCTTGAGGCGCATCCGGAAATCAAAGCCGGTATCGCCGCCTTAAGCGAGCAGGATGCGGCCAGCCTGGGTATGACGCTGCCACAGCTACAGCGCATGCAGAGCGATCGTGCCTACGCCGCGTTCACGCGCGAAAAAAAGCTCGACGGCATGCTGTTTGCTATTCAGCTGGCCGAACCGGATAAAGAAATAGCGGCGCAGGCTATTGAGGCCTACCTGCGCGAGCATGCCGCCGCGCTGGGCATGAGCTGGGAAGAGTTTTGCATTAAAAACGAACTGTAGCCGAGCGGTTTTTGTTCTCTCTCCGGCGTGAATGCGCTGCCCTTTTCGCGCCGGATCCCAATAAATTTTTTCTGATTTTTAGGACCTCCTTTCTTTGGGAATTCTCTCAAACAGAAAAAAGGCAGTCATTTATAGTGCGTAAAGCACATTTTTTTACGGTATATATAGCGCTTCCCGGATAAAGCAATTGAAAATCAGGTTGCGTGTCATAACTGGCTGAAAGATTGAAATTGAATAACCACAAGGATATTCTTGACGCGCAATCGTACAGGAATATTTCTCTTGATTTTATTAAGGTGCAACGCCTGGCGCTACTTCACTTTATCTTTTAAAACCATAAGTATAAAAAACAGCGCGTGCCGCTTCTCACGGTATCAACGCCCCTTTGGTCACGACATTGCCATGAATAAAGTTTGAGCAACTCAATGCCACTAAGCAAATATAAATTCAACCTGGTTATCCTGTTATTTTTTATCACGCTGAGCATGGCGCTGCTGGGACTTTATTGCCGCACGAACGCCGCACTTTCGCTGTTCTGGCCGTGTAACGCCCTGCTGTTGGGTTTACTGGTTCGTTTTCCTCAGCTTAGTTCGGCGCTGACGTTCCCCTCAATTTATGCAGGCCTGGTAACGGCGGATATCGCTTTTGGTACGCCGGTTGGCGCCTCGGCCGGAATGGATGCGGGCAACCTGGCTTTTATCGTTACCGGCATGGGCGTATTGTTGACCAGCTATCCCGCCCAGCCTCATCCACGCCGCCTGCAGGCGCTGAATCGCGTCTTTCCTGCCTCCGTGATTGGTGCAGCCGTCTGCGGTGTGATCGGCGCCGTTGCCAGCAAGCACTATTTCCATGATGACCTGATAAAAGGCTGGATTTCGTGGTTTTGCGAACAGGTCTCAACATCTATCATGCTGCTGCCGCTGGTGATTACCCTGCCCCGTAGCGATGAGCTGCCCGAGCTGGTAAAAGAGATGAAAGCCGCTTCGCCATTGCCCTTGATGTCGCTGCTGGCCTCGGTTGCCTTAGGGATTTACGTTGGCGGCGGCGGCAGCCTGATTTTTCCTCTGCCTGCGCTGATGTGGTGCGCCGTAAGCTATCCGCTGTTTATCACCTGCCTGTTGACGATGGCGACGGGTATTACCGAAATTATTCTGGTTGCCAGCAACGTGTTTACTATTCAGGGCAGAGACGACTTCTTCCTGATTGACAGTCTTGCCGCCGCGCGTCTTGGCGTGGCGGCCATGACCATCAGCCCGCTGATTGTTTCTTTGAGCGCCACTGCCAATAAAAAGCTGGTGGCGCGCATTACCCGACGCGCAGATTACGACCTACTGACCGGCGCACTAACCCGTAGCGGCCTGGCCGCCAGGCTGGATGCGCTGGCCGCCCGCAGGAACCACGTTTTTTACGGCGCGGCCTTTGTCGTGGATATCGATCATTTTAAAAGCATTAACGATACCTGGGGACATGCGGCAGGCGACTATGTGCTGGCACAAACCGTTGAGCGTATTCGCCAGACGCTACAGCAAACGGCCATTATCAGCCGCATGGGCGGCGAAGAGTTCTTGATTCTGATTGAAGGCATTTCACAACATCGCGCTTTCCTGCTGGCCGATCGCCTGCGTCGGAGCATTGAGCAGCACGCCATCATTTTAAACGACCAGGATTTAAGCGTAACGGTCAGTATTGGCATCAGTACGCTGAGCCTTGTCGATGCCCACAGCCTGGACGAATCAATAAAAAGCGCCGATAAGCAACTTTACGTGGCCAAAAGCAGCGGCAGAAACCGCGTCTGTCCGGAATTTGTGTTGTAAAAAAGCCGCCATCACTGGCGGCTGAGTCTGGTTTCGCGCTGGCCGCTCGTTGCAAAGACGCAGCATCGGCGGGTCAATAATAAGCAATTTTACGATCGGTACCGTTAATGTTGATCGTAATATAGCCCGCAGTTGGCGTTGAGGGCGCTGTTGCAGGCGTTGTCGCTATCGTCAACACGCCCTTTTCATTCGCCCCAACGCCCGCCAACCCGTTATGCAAACTCATCCGCGCGTTGACCATAGTCGTTCCCAGCAGATTAATATCGGTAACTTCGCTCATGTTGGGCTGAAAGAAACAGCACTCACCGGATTCAAAACGGCTTGGCCCTGTCGCCCGCAGGTTAAAAGAGGTGTCGCCGCTGTTGGCTTTCACTTTGATAAAGACTTCTGCATAGGTCATGCCGATGCGATTGATCTTCACGTCCAGCACCGAAGGCAATCCTTTATGCTGAATGTCGCCATAGATGCCGTTCCAGCAGCGGGAAATATTCAGCCATGTCATGCATGAGCCGGTTGAGGTCGTGGGATTGCCCGCCGGTTTCTCCAGCGCTTGCGTGTTCTGCCTGCCGACAATTTCAAATATCCACTGCAGGTTATCTTTGGGGAAATTGATTTTCCCCAGGTTAAACCATTTATCGGCGCTGCTGTTATTTGATACCCGGTAACCGGAATACCAGCCAGCCCGAACAGAACCGTTGAGCAAAATGCCGTAGTGCTCATCGCGCCGCCAGCTGTATTCGTATGAAGACAACCAGCGGCTCTCGTTATCGTAACGTAAATCCAGATTGCTTCCGCCCTGCAGATTGATCTGCCGAAGCTGTACGCGGCTGTTGGTCATATCCAGCTTGTTGGGACAATCTTCCACGCTCAGCGCGTCCACAATCCATTCGCCATCGCGCAGATTGCCAGGAAAACGGCTGTGCTCAATCCAGACGTTATGGATCAGCCCCTGAGTAACGCACGGCATAGACAGGCTGGCATCGCCGTAGCCGTAGTGAAAATGGGCGTTGGTAAGCTCGACCGCCGTTGAGTGATCCCAGGTCCCAAAAGCCGCGTTTGAGTGGCCAACATCAAAAATTCTGCCATAGGTATTGGCGGTATAAATTTGATTAAATTTCGAGTCCAGCGTATCAAGCAGTTTGATCACCGTTCCGCTGCAGTTGCTGGCGCGAAATGCGCTTATCAACACCGATTCACCCGCAACGATGGTATTTTCAAAGAACGGCTGCGCGTTGGAACACATGGACGCCGCGATCGCTTCTTTATGGTTATCGACGTCCGCTGACGCCTGACCATGCCATGCGATACCCTGGATAGTGGTACGGCGTGCTTTAACTTTGAATACGGGCGCGGCCGACTTATCTGAGATAATAATGGTGCGCGGTATGCCGCCGTGCGGGTTGTGGTCGCCGTATAAATAGAAAAAGGGAATTTCCGTTGCCGATAAATCAATCGGGCTAACCAAAAACTTACCGGCTGGAAAGCGCACGGCGATATCTCGCATAGTAACGTCATAGCGCAGCGCCCAGTCGATCATGCTTTTTACCGACGCGGTATCGTTAGTGGTACCATTGCCTCTTGCGCCAAAGTGATAAAGATTAACTTCATCCGGATCGTTAATTACCCTGCGCCAGTAAAAACCATTGCCGGTTGCCAGGGTGCCACCGTCATCCGCTGGCGGTGAAGCCGTCACAAAACCCACGAAGTTACCGCCGCCCCGATAATAGTTGTCGCCATTATAATAGCGGCGCAATAAAGCCAGCTCGCCATTTTTAGCCGGCTTTATAGATCTCAACTCTGCAAAAGAATTAACTTCAATCATATTTACCTCCACAATAACGTGCAGTTTCTTTTAAATAAAAAATCTCCTGCACAACTCCCCTGGTGATTAAAAATTATTTCCTGGTTTCTGTTGCGCAATGTTTGGTCCATATTTCGTTATGCACGTTAATTGCTTTTACGGTTCTGACGTCCATTAATTTCCAGTCCTGCCCATAGGTATGTATCGGTGAAAATAGCGTGCAGGACGAATCAATGGCTACATCAGGACTGTTTGTCGTTGTATTGCGATTCGCGCAGCTTATTACGAGCATCGTCATCATTAAGAGCATTATTGGCGACCTGAACATTTTTACTCTCCTCGCTATTTTTTGCCTGAGTTGCCGCTACGGCGGAGATTTTGGCCGTTTCAACTTTGGCGGCCTGCACATCGGCTTTAGCCTTTTCCTGCACCTTGCCGCTTTTTTTACCGCCGAACCAGCTGGCAACTATTGCCGCAATGACTACGCCAACACCGGCGAGCGCGTGCCAGCTTCCGCTGAATAAAGAGAGAAAGGTGGTCATTTTTTATCTCCTGATGCCGGGTCTGAAGCGTCGGCCGGGGTTGATGAGCCTGAGGTGGCCGGCGTATCTGCCTTAACGGGCGCCGAAGCTGAAGTCCCTGACGCAGCAGAAGCCTCAGCTTTCGCCGTAACGTCAGGCGTAGTGGATGCGACGGGCTTCCCAGGCACCGCTGAGCTGACTGATGAAGGTGACGCGTCTGATTTAGCCGATGTATCCGAAGCGCCAGCTTTCGCTGTGGCGTCAGGCGTAGTGGATGCGACGGGCTTCACAGGCACCGCTGAGCTGGCTGATGAAGGTGAAGCGTCTGATTTAGCCGATGTATCCGAAGCGCCAGCTTTCGCCGTAGCGGCAGGCGTAGTGGATGCGGCGGGCTTCACAGGCACCGCTGAGCTGACTGATGAAGGTGAAGCGCCTGATTTAGCCGATGTATCCGAAGCGCCAGCTTTCGCTGTAGCGTCAGGCGTAGTGGATGCGACGGGCTTCACAGGCACCGCTGAGCTGACTGATGAAGGTGAAGCGCCTGAAGGGGCCGTAGCAGCTGATATCACTGCATTAGCCGCTGCCAGTTTTTTCTGACGCACAAACTGGGCGATAACCGCCATAGCAACCATAAACGAGGCCAGCATGCCTAAGAAATGCTGCGGCATAACGGTCTTCACATCGTCAGGCAATCCGCTTAGCGCGCTGGAGGCGGAATCCGGAAAAGATTGCACCCACGCGCCCATGGCCGACCCCGCCGAGGCCAGCCAGACGGACCAGGTTTTAAACAGCAGCTTAGAGTGAGCCACCAGCTGAATTTTACCTTTTTTACTTATCCACCAGACAATAAGCGCCACCAGCATGACCAGTAATACAAACAGAAGAAATCTCATATAGCCCCCTTCCACGCATCATAAGTGCCGCTACGCATGGCATCCGCATGACGCTTTGCCCGTTCCGGCGTCTGTTTTGCCCATACGCTGCTCAGCATACCTTCCGCTGCGCCCGTAAAATTGTTGTTGGAAATCATCACCAACGTATTTTTGAATGCGCACAGGCCGTCAATACCCAATTGATAAGCCATGCTGTAAAGCACATCTGCACGCGCATCGTTACACTGCTTTAATGCGGCCACTAATACCGGCCTGTTATTCATCTCCTTTATTTTTGCATCCACCAGTTTCCCCATCCACACATCGCCAACTTCACGAGGGACGGTAAAATTATAATTTTGCAGCGGGGCATTTTTTGGCCCAAGCAAAATACCACAGCCAACCGTTGGATAACCTTCCGTGTCGATATAGGGTTTTTCCTTATAGCCTTCTTCAAAAGCCAGAATCTGAATTATCTTACTCATTTTTCACCTCTTCATTTTTAAAGCCGCCAGTGCGGTATCGATAAAATATTCCCTGGTGAAATTTTTATCGCAGGTGATGAATAAATACGGCTGCATCTAAGCCATATAAAAAGTATAATTTTTTAACCATCAATATGTTTTTTAAGGCTGGATGGTTTTCAGCAAATGTCAGCCGGCGCAGAGGAAAAAATCATTTTCATCTTCCAGCTCTATTTCCAGCGCGCTTAATACGCCTTCCACAAAACCTTCTGCGGCCTGTAACTGTTTACGGATTGTTCCGTCAGCGCAGCGACGGCGACGGGCAATCGAGCGTAAAGAGATACGGTAGTGATAATGCGCTACCAGCAATGCATACTGATCGGGATGATTGACTTTCAGCCTGCTAATACAGTTGTCGAGGATCATACCGTCATTATCACTACAAACAGGCCTGCCCGCAGGGACTGCGGTAACCAGACCGCGAAAGCCAGCAGCCACGTGAGCATAATTTACACCGCTGCGTTCAGTAGCCGCCCAGCCACCCCACTTTTCCAGTAAGCTTTTCATGTCTCGCATTTTGCCCCCTCACCGATTGAATAAAACAGAAGTAAAAATAATGTTTTCAGCCACTTCCCTTAACGCTACCCCATAACGAAACGGCGCTGATTTCAGATGAAAATTTTCCTGTTACTGCGGCGCTTCGCTTGTTTTTTCTGGTTTAAATCACTCAACCTTTTCGTCGTCCTGGAGCCACATGACTGGAGAGTAAGGAGCCAGCCCGCCCGTGCTTTTTATCCGTTTAAGTATCAGCTCACCTTAATTAATAGCATAGGTTATTAAAGATGCAATAGCAAAGCGTGTTTGACGAAAAATACGTTTCGCTATAAATTTTGCTCTATGAAAAATACACTGGCCGATCGGCTGAACATGGCTATGTCCATGATAGGAATCACTCAGGGTGCTTTGGCAGAAGCGTCGGGCGTCTCACAACCTACTATCTGGCGTCTGACGAAGGGCAAGGCGGAAGGATCGCGCAAGCTGGTTGATATCGCCAGGGCGCTGGACGTGAACGTGCAATGGCTGGCCAGTGGCGAAGGCGAAATGCGTGGCGAGGCCGTATTAGGTGAAATAGAAAAAGCGACCAGCGCATCAACAATACCGGTCTGGGACGTTAACGGCAAAACGCGAGAGGTGGTTTCAGCGCCAAACGGCGTAAAGGCTAAAAAAAGCTGGCGTGCTTATATTCTCGATCGAAACAGCGGCTGCGCGGAGGCAACCAGCGGCAGCATTGTGATTATTGATACCGAGGCCGCGCCGCAATCCGGCGATTTAGTGCTCGCAAAAGTGAATACGCGCATCTCGGTTTACCACTATCTGGAAGGGCCTTCTAACGGCTATTTAACCGTTGACGATCCTCGTCTGCCTGCCGTCGAGCTGTCTTCAGAAGCAGAACTGACCGGCGTCGCCATCTTTTTAATACGTGATTTACGGCGGTAACCTATAGCACAGGCTATCTTATCGATAGCCTGCGTTATTAAAAGTGGCCGTGATTCGGCATACAGCTTGAGCCCCTTTCGCCCTCTTATGGTGTTTCTCCACAATAGCCATACCGTCGCAGCGCGCGACAGTACAAATATCGGGGTAGTCACCAGACAAGCGAAACGGCAAATATCAGGACCAGTCAGCGGGCAGTGCCGGGGCAGTCCGTACATTTGTTGATAATTAAAAAGGCAGGAGCTTAACTTACGAAGGCTTTGTAGCTGACCGTCATAGTGGTTTTACAGAAGATGCATTTAGCACCGTGGGGGTTTTTAGGCGTGATACTGTGAAGCGAAAAACGGTACTGACATCCGTGGCATGTCGGACATCTGAATTTAATATCAGGAATAAAATAACCTTACTTTTTTTGAATTGAGTACTGACTTTAACACTCCTGCTGGCTATTGTCGAACGGAGTTCTCATTTTCTGCCCTAAAACAGAGAATAAATAAAATGCGCTGGTAAAATAAAGGCGAAGCGGCAAACACCAGATTACGTTTTACTCATGGCGTAGCCGTAAACTTTATTTTTATTAAGCTGTACAGTCAACGTCTTACCTTCAGTCGTGCTCATAGCATTGGCCTGGCTCCAGGACCACATCATAATCAGCCGCCCTTCCGGATAAGGCGTTTCTGTCGCTGGCTGCCCAAAAAGCGAAATCAGTTCCTGTCTGGTGGTGCCATAGTGGATCTGCGCCAGCTTTGCCTCATCAAAATTTTTTCCTGATGATGCTGTACAGCCGCACAGAACGAGCAAGGTACAGATTATAAAAACGCTTTTTTGCATATTATTGCCTTTTTTTCATGGATTCGCCTGAGGCGAATAGTCAGTGATGACGGCTATAGCATCAAGGATGTGATAAAAAAAAATTAATGCCAGAAAATATTCTGGCATTTTTATAAATAAATTCATTTTTGGCATAACGCTTTTTTTTCTTCCAGGCTTATTGCTGATGCAGCTTGTTCCTTCCCGGTTAAAAACACCGGACCTGCAAGCCTGGGCAGTAAAAAATGGAACGGAACTGCTCAACTTCTCTGCTGATGGTTACAAACATCAGGCTCCAGACACACTTTTGCTCTCTAAAACATACACAACGTGCTTATTGCTGCGTAAAAGTTAATCCGTTGTATCAATCCCGGTGAATCACTGTATGGTGGCGAGTTCAGCGCGAGCTGAAAAATGGATTTCCCCTTGTAACAGTTTCATGCCTGTGTAACGCAGGCTTTTTTACTGCTGACACCGAATTTATGAACAAGCCAGGTACTCCTACTACCCGGCGAGTGAGAAGAAGCCTGCTTAGCTGCGGGCTTTTTTTCGTCTGAACCGGCTACGGAGTGTTAAAGCACGGGATTTTCTATCTCATCCACCAGCTCGCTCCCCTGATTTTTTACGCTCCCCACCGATTTTGTAACCGCATGCCAGGCAAACTCGCCTGCCGGAACAGATTTGTCCTGCACAATTGCATCAATCTGTTTTAAAGCGGTATCAGGATTAAGCCAATCCAGTACGGCGGATGGCTCCAGCACCAGCGGACGGCGATCGTGAATATCAACTAACCCTTCATTGCTGGCAGCGGTAACGATGACAAAACCTTCTCTGTCGTGCGGCTTATCATAGGGCGCTTTACCAATGGCGGCGAAAAAGAGCGGCTTACCCGATTCGTGATAAATAAAATAGGGCTGCTTCCGGCTGCCGTCACGCTTCCATTCATACCAGCCATCCGCCATTACAATTGCCCTGCCGTGATGCCAGAGCGGCTTAAACATCCTTCCCGTGGCGGCGGTTTCGACCCTGGCGTTAATAAGCGGCTGCTTATCCCACCATTCCGGACCATAGCCCCAGTAAACCGGATCGAGACAAAGAGATTCATCACGCATGTTAAGCAGCAACACCTTAGTACCGGGCGCCACGTTATAGCGTCCAACAGGCGTATCATCCCAGGCTATGTCACGCTCCACCTGTCCGGCGAATATGTCTAAATATTCTTCGCGCGATCTGTATTGAGTAAATCGTCCACACATATGCACCTCCGCTAACAAGCGTAGCAGAGCGGTTTACGCTGGCAGACGGAAAGTCCGATACGAGCGGCTACGATCTATGCTTACCTGATTCGGAGCAGGATGTTGCGTGAGAGAGTCAGGGAAGGAGTTTACCGATGAGAAAATCTTCGTATTTAACCCAAAGGTGAATGCCACAAACAGGCGTTGTGGCTCTCACTGTGCTATCGGCCAGAGATGGGGTGCAGCTTAAAAAAGCAGTAGAGGAAAACAACACCCGGCAGCTAACGCTTATGAACACCAAACTAAACGAGTTTGTGCTACATGCGTGCTACGACAATGAGGCGATGTGATTTACCTCATAATATTCAAAACATTAAAACATTATATTCTGCATATTCACCACACCCGATAGACAGTTTTATATTCAATTAGCCAAGGTTATCATTGAGTAAAGCTCGGGGCTGGAAGAGACTTTTGGGTGAAAAGTAGCCATATCTGACGGTTCATCGATGTGGCGATAGAAACGATGATGAAAGTGGCCTAAGCATAAGGAGAATGAATGGACACTACGGAGCAAATCAACGGCTATTTTTACGGAGGATTCACTAACCTCTCTCCCGGTGAACTTTTTTTTTGGATTGCGGTTGATACAACAGCTGAGCATTTTGTCGGATCGGCTTCTTCTCCTATAAATCTAGCTGCTGCTGCATTATTGCTTGCTGGAGACAACAACATTTATGTTCCCGGTAAACTTGGCGGAGCAACTTTTGGGACTTCTCAGGCCTCCTTATGGGCCAGAAAATATATCAAAAACTTTACTCTTCCTCGTTCGATCCCCACTCTGGTCGGTGGTCCTAATCCCTTTAAAGTCAGGATCCGCACAACTAACAATCTGGCAGCGGCGATTGGTAGACTGGTTCCTGTTGTTGGCTGGGTAATCGTCGCATCTGATGTTAATTTGATCATTTGGAAAACAATGAATAAATACAACAGAATAGTCAAAAAGGGAGACAAGGTATGGTGACAGGTGATATTGAAAAAGCCGTTTTTGATTTAGTTGAAACGTATAACGGGCCTGGTCTTTTCAGGGGGAAGCGTCCTGTATTAAAAAGAGAAACAGACCTCAATAATGATTTTAAGATGCTGCCTGAGGATGCTTATGACTTGCTTGTTAACTATGCAGAAGAGTTTGACATTAATCCCAAAGATATCAACTTCTTAAGCTATTTCCCTGAAGACTTGAGCGCGCCACATTCACCGATAACAATAGATCTGCTTATTCGTTCAGCAGAAGCTGGAAGATGGCTTGACGCTCACCCTTAGCGGGTCATCCCAGGTAAGATGACTAAGACGCAGTGGTGGGGGAAAACAATTGGTTAATTCTTACAGGGAAAGGTTATGAGTATCAACAAAGTGTCATTGGTTTTAGTTTTTGCAGTTTGTATTGCATTGTTACTTGAGACAGGCTCTGCCCGGATTACTCATTACCTTGACGGAAAAATTGATAACCAGATCACCAAATGGGCCGACGGTAAATGAAAGGAAGATAAGATTAAGGTTGAGACGCGAGAATACAAAGGCAGCGAGACGCACGAATGCACTTTCGTTTTCAATCCGACAATAAACGCTTCAAGCGGCATGCCTGGCGTTCATTATGCTGTAGCGTTTCTGCGGCAAACATGGACGGCTGCTTTTAAGAGAGCAGTCGTCAGGAATCGTAAGGCCTGTCAATCCCGACACACCTATGCATGCTGGTCACTTTCGGCTGGCGCGAACCCAAACTTCGTCGCCAGCCAAATGGGACACACAGACGCACGGATGGTTTACCAGGTTTACGGTACCTGGATACAGGAAAATGACGTCGAGCAAATCAACCTGCTGAACAGCAGATTTGAAGGCTTTGCCCTACATATGCCCTACAACAAAGCCGCTATATAATATAGTCTTTTTATATCAAAAAGCTATATCACTAAACCTGCATATTCATCATAACGGCCTGTGATTTTGCAAGCTTAAGTTAATTCAGGTTGGTTCAGGGTTTAACAGAGATATACCGCAAGGCAGAATCCATCGTGCGTGTTGGTTCAAGCTGCTTTGCGGTATTTTTTTGTGCTACATGTGTGCTACCACAAAAATCAGGTGATTTTCACCCCGCGCCGTCATAACCAGCATAACAAAGCCGGACGCAATTATTAGTTGATCACACCAGCTCGAAATCATCATCGAAACCGCCAGGTGTATCTAACTCTTCATACGCGACAAGGTATTTAATCCCCTCCGATAAAGAGATGGGTTGTTCAAACTCCAGCATGAAGCAATCCGGGTACGTGCGGCCAAACCAGTAGCCGCCGCCGTACTCTTTTGCGCGCTGGAAGAATACCCACCCTGCCTCACGGAAACTTTCGAGAGCCTCGCCCCTATACACAACCTGATAATTGCTGTCTTTGCCGCCCATAGCTGAATCTCGCTACTGTTTTTATATACAGTAGTGTAGCGAGCGCAGATCTGGCAACTGGATTAATGGTCAGTTAGATGGTGATGCCGCGCCGCTGAGCGATCGCCACCGCTTTTGCCAGCAGCGCCGTAACGGTCGCCTGGTCATACTCTTTGTTGTAGAAGCCCAGCAGTGCGATCTGGCCGGTAAAGCCGCCGTGGTTCGGCACATCAACCGATGTCGGATAGCCGTTGACGTAAAACGGCAGCGCCGATTTATTGCGGGTTGTTCCGGTAGTGGAGACGCTGGTACCGTCCGGACTCCACTGGGCTATTTTGCTTGAGCTGACCGTAAAGGCTCTGGCCACCCATGCATCGGTGTACGAAGCGTTGATACTCTTTACTGCCGTAGTGGTGCCGCCGGTGGCTACCTGAAACAGGTCTTGCCCTGCCGCAGAGGTGGCCACGCGCAGACCGGTATATGGCGCAGCGGACGGCGACAGGTTCGCTATCGCGTTGCAAATCTGGCCGGAAACTTCTTTCAGGTTCCACACCGCAACGATAGTCATCGCATCTGCTTCATAAACCGGTGTCGTGATAACGCCGGTCGCGTCGTTCGTGCAGACCGCGCCCAGGCTGTTAAAGGTCGTGCTGGTCACAAGCGGCCCGGCTTTTCCTGACGCGTCTGTTTTATCCAGCATGCCGTACAGGCCCATCACGTCATCATTCAGCATTGCAACCAGTGGATCCAGATACGGCAGATCGCTGTTATCCACCACGCCATTCAAAATAATTCGCATTTAAATCTCCGTTAACTGAAAGAGCGCGATTTGCGCCAGCGACATCGCTGTTGCGTTGAGTACCACGGTTACCGCGGTAACGCCGGTAGGGACGGTGAAATCCCTGTAGAAATAGCCGAAGCCGTCGGTTTCCTTGTACCAGCGCTTGATGCCCACCAGATACTGCGTACCGGTAGCCGAGCTTCCGGCCACGACATAAATCGCGTTCTGGGTAGCTGCCGTCATCTTCACCCGTACGCCAAACGCCAGGCTTTGTCCCGCCGTTACCGCGATAGTCATGCTGTAGTTGGCTGCAGCGGTGATGTTCCAGACGTTGCCGGAAACCGTGGAATCCGTACCCAGCGTTGTTGTTCCGGCGGTAATCGCCGTCCATCCATCTGGCGCGGTGCCGCTGGCCGAGGTCAGAAACAGCGGGTTGGTTATCAGGTTTGTGCTGGCCGCTGGCGTGGTATTGCTGACGGCCATACGCGGGTTAACGTTCAGTACCCACGGCCCCATTGCATTGACCAGCGCCGTCGCCATAGCTTTCGCGCCGGTAGAAGTCGGGTGCGACGCGTCATAGTTCCAGCCGCTGTACCACTCGCCCGTGAGCGGGTCGGTGGTCGCTTTGTGGAAATCGACAAACGGCAGCTGGTTCGCCTCGGCATGGGCCCGGATAAACTCGTTAATCTGGTAACGCAGCAGGTTCTGCGCGTCCGTGTTACCGCTCTGTGCGGGCATGCTGCACAGCACTGGCGTAATCCCGGCTTTGCGCAGCGTGAGGTAGATGCTTTGCAGGTCGGCAGCGGTCTGGGCGTAGGTATAGCTCTGTACCACGTTATTTCGGCCAGCCAGCACGACGCAGAACGTCGGCGCGGCAGCTACGGCATTCGGTACGTGCGTCGCCAGAATCTGGTCGGCACGGTAACCGCCGGTGGCCGAAATCCCGGCGTACTTAATGCGCCCGTCGCTCATCATCTCGGCCCAGATGGGCCAGCCCTGCTGGCAGACGCACGGAGCTTCATTGCGCGAGGTATTGTTGTACTGGCCGGAGGTGGTTTCGGTAAACGCAGTGATCGAATCGCCGATGTAGAAAAAGTCGTTATTCAGCAGCCCGGTTTTATTCTTCAGCGGAAAGCCGAGGTATTCCTGCTGGCCCGTACCCTCTTTCCAGCCGTGAATAATGCGGCCCTGTGAATCCGTGATTGCCATCAGGTAACCACTTACGCCAGACATATCGAGCTGAGCGCCGCCATCGTACTGAAGCGTTTTTGATTCCAGCGCGCCAGCCGTTACCGTGTCGCCCGTCACCGCTGTGGCCGCCAGGCTATCCGTCGTAACGGTCGGCGAAGTTACGCCACCAGGCATCGTGAACTTACCGGCCGTATCCATCGTCAGCACGCCCTTTCCGTCCGAGTCCATTATCTCGAACGGGTTCACGCTGTCCGCTGACGTGTTCAGGCCACCGGTGCGCGCCGCGACTGCCTCAGAAGCCGCCTGTGCCTTCGCCACCAGTGAGGTGCCGGGCGCATCGGCAATCGCTACCGCTGTACCGGCATTGTTCCGGTAATAGATGAAGGCCGTATCCGATCCAGTTCCCTGCGCCACGGAGAACGAATTACCGCTCGCAGTTTTTGCCAGCCCGGTAGCAATGTCAGGCATTACGCCAGCTGTGGTGATTAGCTCTTTTGCCGCGCTGCTGGCGGTCAATGCTTCATCGCGTGCCGCCGCCGCATCGCTGGCTGCCGTTCCTGCTGTATCTGCATGCGCCTGGGCCTCAAGAACCGCAGCCGTGGCCGCGTCTTTATCCGCCGTCACGCCCTGCGCCGCTGCTGAAGCTTCTTTTGCCGCCGCCGCCGCGCCATCTGCGCTGGTTCGCACCTCGCCAGATACACTGGTTACGTTATTGTGAATATTGCGGATAGCGTTATAGATGACCGGATCCGCTAATACTGGCTCGCCATAGAGGATGTAGTCGTTCAGGCTTCCCGGCGCGCTGCCTTCCTGCAAATTGAACTGGCCCAGCGTCTGCCGTCCGCCGCGCGTGTATTCCACGGTCGCGCTGTATCCCCCGGGTAACAAGGAAAATGAATAATTACCATCGGCATCAGTCACAATACTGACCGTCTGGTTTTTGAGAACTGATGCTGAATTAATGGTACTGGTTAGTGTAATGCGTGTTCCGGCAAGTACAGTGCCAAGCGGATCACTAAGCACACCAGAAATGACGATAGGCTCTGCCATTTTTTCGCCTTTTTGATATAGTCAATTAATTGTAGGTACTAAATATTTTTGGAGAGCAGGTTGAGCGAAGTACAAAATAAAATTATTAAATTCCCTGCTGCGGATGGCATCAGGGGGCTTGCTGTTCTTATCGTGCTGGTAGTTCACGCCATGGTCATGTTTTACCCGGAAAGTTACAATGGCCTTGCTGGCGCTGGTAAAATAGGCGTATGGCTATTCTTTGTTTTAAGCTCATTCCTTCTTACAAACATATTTATGCATAAGGGATTCAACTATAAAAGCATACTATCTTACATTACTGGTAGAGTAATCAGAATATTGCCTTTATACGCTTTCACCCTTCTTGCTTATAGTGCCTTTGGCTACTTCAGTTTACAGGATGCGTTTACTATTTTTAAAATGAACGCTCCGTGGGGTCATCTGTGGACAATTGCCGTTGAATTTAAATTTTACTTTATTCTTCCATTTATTGCTTTTTTGCTCATAAAATTATCTAACAAGCCAGTTATTATGGTCATAACTGCTGTCATCATTATGCTGGCGCAGCAGCTATATTTACCTTTTTATGAGGTGAATCCAAGCTCAACAGACGTTACGGGATATATATCTTGCTTCATACCCGGAATGGTAGCGGCTATTCTTTTGGCAAATGGTAAGACTGTGTCAAATAAAACATCTGATCTTATATTGTTATTTATCCTTGCTGGAGTTTTCATCTCTATTCCCTACATCAGGCTTATAACCTTAGGCGTAAGGGAAGATGGCTACTTGCTCAACAAGCACGTACATTTTTCGATAGCATGGAGTGTCTTTGTGTACCTTACATTGATATCAACGGGTTACATAAATAAGGCCCTATCATTCAACCTCTTAAGGGTGGTTGGTAAATGGAGCTTTTCAATTTATTTATTCCACTGGTTGGTTTACACGCAAATATCACCAAAACACCAGCATAGTTTAACAGCTTCAATATTAGCCATGCTGTTATCTATTGTTATAGGTGCGACAATCTTTTACGCTTTTGAAAAGCCAATGGAAAAGATGAGGCACCTGTTAATGAGAAAAATATAAAGCTAGGATTGAGATGGAAGATCAGGCCATTGGATTTCACCAGTGGCTTCTGCATCAACTCTGTTTAACAATACCCTGTAATTCTTCCATAAAGGCAGTGCTGCTTTCTCTGCATCTGTTGCAATATCAAGATCTACAGCATCTTGATAGATAGAAACCTTCTCTGATGCTTCATTCATCAGGTATTGTTTCATTTGAGAGTTTCTCGTTTTTTCTAGTTCGGCTTCTGCTGCAATTTGCTCTTCAGTAAGTGGCGGAGCAGTAAACTCACCGTTTGAATATGTATAGCCTTCTTCAACTCCAACGCCATCGGGTAAAATGGCCGTCGTAACACCATCGCCAAAATCTACTTCTGTTTCACCATCCCAGTCGACTGTATTAATAACTGTGCCATCTTTAATTAATGCATATCCGCTCATTATGCTAACTCCCAAATTAGAATCAATCCGGCACCACCAGCTCCACCACCTTGAGCGGATGCGCTTGCGCCTGCGGCTGAACCGCCGCCGCCGCCTCCAGGTCCTGTAGCATTAGAGTAACCTCCAGATGCTGTTGAGCCACCAGTGCCACCAGAGCCGCCCAGTGGACTTGAACCACCCGTTCCTGAGATGCCAGCACTGGTCGTGATGAAGGTTGCCTGCCCTCCCGGGCTGCCGTTTACATTCAGATATGTTCCCCCTGAAGCAACGCCACCGGGTGGACTCTGCAATACATAAGGCGCGCCTGATGCCGCCGCCGCACCTAATAATCCACCATTACCGCCAGTGCAGGTGATGTATGAGCCGAAAGAGCTGGTGCCTCCTTTTTGCCCTGCCGCACCTACTACGCCTTGCCCTGCAATCCCTACAGTGATCGCAACGGGTATTGAAAGTGATGACACCAGAAGATAAGACATTGCCATGCCACCAGCGCCACCTCCACCACCTACCGCATTTTGCGAGGAAGATGTTGCGGGAGTTCCGCCACCGCCACCGCCGCCTCCCACAACTTGCACGATGATCGCCGTGGTTCCTGCTGAGGGCGTATAAGATGAGGCAGTAGAAAACACCTTTGGCGCGCCGAGCATTCTTCCCTGCCAGGAAGAATCCAGAACAATGTTGGTACCATCACCGGTAACGTTAGCTGTCGCTCCTGATGAAATAGAGACACCAGTTCCGGAAGGAGTTTTAACCGTAACGGTATAGCTGCCAGTGCAGCCATTCACAATCACCCAGCGGCGTACCCAGGCAGGAATGACCACGTTGATGTTAGAAGTTAATGTGCCGGATAATTTTATAATGTTTTTGGCAGCCTGAAGGCTCGTTAACGTCACACTGGATGCAGCCAGGCCGGTGATACTGGTAACACCGTAAGTTTCGTACGGCACCCAACCGGTCAGCGCACCAGTAATAATTTCTGGATTGCTGGTATTGGCATCCGTAATGTTTAGCCAATAACCATCGCCCAGGCTGTTAGGGATTACAGCTCCCTTTGGGTAGCCCGCAATTGAAGTGGCAAATGTGGCGTCAAAAGGGTAGCCAGCACCAGCGTTCTCCCAACGAATAGCGGCGGTAACATCATTCAGAATCCCGTTAAAATCGGTGCCAAATGGCGGAATGCCGCCAGCACTTAGCGGGGTGCGGGTTAACGGAGGGAAACCGTCCGTATAAGAAGCGCGTCCGCCAGTAATCCCGATTTGTGATGCAACCGGAATGTCCTGTTTAGATCCGGAATCGGCGAAAGGCGTAGGGATGCGTTTTGGTAAAGAACTAGTTTGCATTTTGTATTCCTGAATCAGGGAAGAAAGTCCCAACTTCGAACGGCTGGAGGCCAGCTTCGTTGAAACCGAATGTGTTATTAAAATCGAGGGTCATCAAATCCACTGATACGCCTGCTGGCTTCGTAATCGCACTGGAATTGAGCATGATTGCTCTTTCAACTGCGGTTAATTCGAAACCAAAAACGTATCTGATGGCCATAACGCCGGTGATAGCCACAAATACATCGCCGCGCCCGGAAAAAAGGTAACGCAGCAGTAAATTTATGTTGGGTATGGTGCAGTCAGTGATGTTCGACATGGCTTTGGCCATGATCAGCGTGCGGTAAGCATCATCGGTTAGCTTGAAGGTCGTCGTGAGGCCAACACCTTCATAAAATGGCGCTTCATCGAATGGCTTTGGTGAGTTCGTATCTGCCGAAACATACGCCTCATCGAAGCCAAATGACGTTTGAGCCTCATCAACATTGAGATAGCGAGAAACGTTTACTATTTTCCCCCACACATCCAGACCATAACCTGTAGCGGTTGATACGTCCCAGATCGCAGTGAGGAAATCTTCGGTAAAGTCCTCGACGTCTATCGCGGCGTTAAATGTTTCGATAAGACTTCGTAGCTTCGGGCTGCTGGCGTACTGCGTCAGTATCGTGTCGGTTGCATTTTTCATACGAGCGTTACCGATATGTCAGCGCTGTCCAGTGTGGGTATCTGGTCAACGCCATATTCTACTGATGGCGTGAATGTCATCCCGTCCAGGCTGATTGCCACGGAGAGGACATTTACGCTGGATGGGTCTATTTCATTCACGACCGAGTAATAACCACCGGCGAAGATTTTCGACGCTATACGCGCCTTCTGAACGCGATCGTTGTTCCCGGAAAACGCACTGACGATGGCGGCCCGGGCGAGATCGACAATGTTAGATGGAACGGTACTCAGATTTTCTATCTGCACCTGAAAATACGTCCTGGCTGCCGCTGGGGTATTCCAGGTAATGTCGTATTCCGGTGGGTTTTGTGAGCCGGATGACGTGTCCGTTACGGTGTAGGTCGTATTACCTACCATTCCAGCTGCGACCTGATTTTTCGTATAAATGGCCTGAGCTATATCCGCATCCGCACCGCCATAAACCGCGACGTAAACTGAATGTGCCGGCACGGTAAAATTCGTTGCCCCAATCTGGACAGATGTGCCCTTGTGGTTTGAATAAACGTAGGCATCCGTTACGCCGCTAACCGCCAGCACGGCGGCATAGATGGATTCCGGAGTCCCTTTGGCGTTCAATGCCACAGACTGCTTGCGGCGATACTCAAAATTGGCGCGGGTTTCAACATCGTTCCCCGGTACGCCAGCGCTGGCGTTGGTGATGCCAGACCAGCCGGTCACTGCGCGGTAAATGGTATTCAGGGAGCCGATTGGGCAGGCAATAGCGCCGGTCGTCTGGTTCTGGAAAACCACATCTACCGAGCCACCCGATCCGATAGTTGCATCTGCCAGCGAGGAATAGAGATAGCCAGCATCATCCTGGGCGACGCTACCGACCGGGATGATGGTGCCAACAAGGCCGGTGCAGGTTGCTGTGACTGTCGTCCCCAGCGCGGCGATGCGGTCGATAAAGTAGATGCGGCCAATGGCATCCTGAAAGCGCCCGGACGAATAATCCGGGTTGATTGCGTTCGCAATAAACAGCAGTTGGTCATTTTTATCAGCGATTATCGCTGTTTCGCTCATTGCGATCTGGCCCTGCGGCGTCGTCAGGGACTTACTCATCCCGCCGCCCATTGCTGTATCTAAATCTGTCAGGCGACCATTGAGAATATCCAGCTCGTCCGGCACGGCCAGGCCGGTATCAGAAATGGTTACGGCCGGTACGGAAGTCGTAACGGTTACTGTATCTGCCATGATTGCCTCAATATTGGATTGTGCTGGTAACGTTGTTCGTGTCGGTGATGGTCATAACGCCGGTAGCTGCGCGGTCGCCGTTGCCTACGGTGGTTGTGCAGAAAGCCGATTGTACGTAATCGAGCTTCTTCGCCTCGCTGGCGTATTTGGTGTTGATCAGCTGCGTGCCGGGCCAGTGTCCGAGGATTCGCTGGTAATACGGGATGCCGAGCGTAGTGTCGTACCAGACCTCGCCGAGGAAGGTAGAGCAGGCGCAAGCTACGTCCTGAGCCACGGCATAGGGATTTTTGGTAATAGCGATGCTGCCGGAGTCATCAAGGGATAAGTCCCACGATGCTGTTTCCAGCTCGAAAGATTTGGTAAGCATGGTTTCTCCGGGCGTAAAAAACCCGCCGGAGCGGGTTATAGGACTATATAAATACTAATTAATTCTTAAAGCTTCTTTCCAGTTGCCCTTGTTTTTTGATATGCCCCAGCAATATTTTGCGACACTGATAATCTGAACTCTATCCTCTGGGGCAATGCCGGGAAGATCTTGTAAGTCGGTTATCACTTTCTCTCTAGATACGCCATTCTTCTGCGCCTCTGTTACCTTCTCACACATTCCTCTCACTGCGGCGTCATAGTCAGACTGAAAATATATATGTGTTGAAATAATATTCCTATATATGCCACCTAGATTTATCAAGTCCATTTTTAAATCTTTATTCCTTTTACAATCCTCATCAGCATCACATTTTGAGCTTTCTGATTTCTCCTTTGCAATGCGATCGGAAACCAATTTATTTATACCTTCATCGTGGGCTTTAGACCATTTATTATAATAACAATTATCATCCCAGCCGCAATCTAAAGTGTCATTAACTACCAGTGCATTTCCGGTTTTACTTAAGTAATCATCTTTTAGCTGATTAACCGTCCAGTACTTTCCAGAGCTGGTTATTTGTGGCTTATTATCAAACATTTGCTGCTGGTCTTGACGTGTTGCTGCGCATCCTGACAGCACCATAATCATTGCAAATAAAAATGAAACCTTCATCACTTTGGCCCTTGAGTATCAGAATTACCTGATTGTACCCCACTGTGCGTATGCGTAGAAAGCTTAATCCCTTTACCTGTAACCTCACCCGTTGCTGTTATGTTTCCTGCAAAGTTGAAGTCACCAGCGTTGCTGCCCGCACCCTGATTTACCGGCCCATTGAGAACGATATTTGGCGAGTTAATACTGAAAGATGAATCAGCATCGATCTGCACGGAAGGTGCGGCAATGCTTACCAGAAGCGGAGAAACGATATCAATTCCGTCATTGGAAAATTTCACATACTGGCTTGGTTCGGCATTAAGGACGCCGCCAAGATAAATGGCATCGGCGTAATTATGTGTTCGGTTTGATCCCGGCAGCGAGTTCTCTCTAGTCGCCTTTACGCCGCTAATATCACGATCGCAAATAGCTATCAAACCGATATCTCCTACAATCGGAGGCATGATTACCGCACTGGCCCCACGCTGCAACCGCCATACCGGAACGCCATATATGATTGTTTTCGGTATGCGGTCTCCTGCACCGGTGAAGCCATCAATCATCGGCTTTACGGCCAACGTTTCGCCATTCACTTCAGCAACCATCGCTAGCGTGATGAAAGCATTATTCATCAGCATTTTCTGCATCATGAATGCCTGGGCGTTTGCATCTGTTGCCACATCCTGCGGCCGAGTGGTAAACAAATTCATTATTGCCTCACTTCGAGCAGTTGGCCGATAGATGCCCACGCCTGAGTCACCCACGGGCCACCTTCTGACCAGGTCGATAGGTGGTGCGTAGCTTGCTGAATGTTATATATTCCGGAGGCGTTTGGCAGAGAGGTTTCTACCTTCACATTTCTCCCGCGAATAATCAGATCACTGTACTGGCACTGGAATGTTATCCCGTAATTACTGAATACCGGATAACCCATTAGGCCAGTCTGCGGGGATATAAATGGCACTTTATCATCCACCTGCTTTCCCTGTGGCCAGATATAGATAACCTGCAATCTGAAATCCACGTTAATCCCGGCGGTATGGGCGCACTGGTTAATCTGCTCTATCGGGTTTCCATCAAAATACGGGTTTTCAATCTGTGAAATTACGCCGTTATTGATTACCTCGTAACCAATACTTTTCGCAATCGAGGTGATAATGTCAGAAACGCTGGCAATCCCGTTTTTTGTAAACGGTGGTGTAGGAATAGACTGGTCAAAACCTGTTGCAAAAGCGCTTATAATGAGCGGCGCATCCGGCATTTGATTCATGTCAGAAAAACAGTTGGTGATTGCACCATAAAATATCGGCACTCCATCAGCCCATAATTTCATCATGTTTTGCTTAGCGCCATTTAACTGGATTCCTTTATAGCTCAGCATCGCCATCTGGTTAATGCTCAATCCAAACACTCTGGCTTCGAGTGTGGTTCCTGAATATCCGCCGTAAGCACCTATCTCCACTTCCGCCTTCACATTATCGAGGCTCAGGACATCGTTCCCTTGCTCATCGAATGCCCCATCCTTTAGGGTGAACTGAAATTTCAGGCTGCGTTTTTTGTAGGTCATGCGGCAGTTTCCATTTCGGCGGCGGTGGCGTAAAACAATAAGAATCGGCTTCCCAGCCCTGAGTAATCCGGGTCATCGGTGCCTTTCGTGTCAGCGAAAAACAATTCTCCCTGAAATTTCAGGTACGGATAGCGGATCAGCTTATTGCAGTTCTGGCAAAGAATTCCCTGCGCTATCCATGTATCAGCTAGCCCCACATCGATATAAAGCCCGGTCGAGCGCTGGTTAATCCTGAGCGTAACGCTCTGCCCTTCGAGCGTCACAGTGACTTCCTGAGCCTTCAAAGGCTGAAGCGTTATCGTCTGCATTACGAGAGTCCTGAAACGAGCTGTGTGACGCTCTGAGAAAGTTTGTTGATGGCTGATGTAGCCGCGCCATTAATCGCGCCGGTAGCACTGGATGTGGCATTACTTACTGTCGTGCTGATCGAGGTGGCCACCTGAGTGCTGGCACTGGAAACAGAGCTTTTCAGTCCCGAAAGAGCACCTTTCACATCGGATAGCGTCGAACCGCTCGCCGTGGAATTAACCTTTTCTGTTACCACACTGGAGGCTTTGCTGGTGGAGTTTGTAGCGGTGTTATCCTGAGCGGTAGTGCTTGTCAGGGTAACTTCTGCTTCAAGCAGCACGGCCTGAAATATCGCCTCTACCGTCAACAGCGTAACGTCGCGCTCCGACGTGCGGTAGTTGTAGCGGATCAGGTCGTAATCCTCGTAAGTGGTGTCTGGTGTCTCAATGTCGTAGGTGTTTGCTTCATTCACCATCGCATCAAGGCTAGCCAGCATATCAGCACGGCTGGTAAGGGACAGGTTGGTTAGATTTGGCAGGGATCCGGAATAGCCAGACCATCCCTCCAACGTAAACAGCACGCGGATGATCGGCGGTCGCTTTACTTTGTTGTAAGAGCTATACGACCCTTTCTCTATAGGTGCAGAAACTACAGCAGCATCAGCGCCATACTCAATGCCCAGGAACGATGTTGGCGACAGCGCCTTGCTGCCGCTCTTCAGGTAAATGCCATAGCCGGGCGAAAGCACGCTGTTCACAACAGAAAGCAGGCTACCGCTGTTTATGGCACTCAGTATTGTTGTTTCATTAAGATTGAAGGCCATAATTATCCCTGCCCCGACATCATCGGCGTTACCAGAATATTGCGGCGAATGTTTCGGTTCATATCCTCACCGAGTGCGTTAGCGTTGCTGGCCGAAGTCTGCATGTGCATTTCGCCAATGTGGATATCGGTTTTATTGCCTGAAGCCTGATTCATAGCTACTGGTGCGTTTCTTGAAGCGGCGGAAGAGGCACCCACCTGAATTCCCGCCAGCACCTTCGGGACATAATTCTGTGTCTCAAGCGGTGCGTTACCTAAACCTTTTTTCTGTACGTTTCCTATCCCCCAGTTATACGACGCTATGGCCTTCACCAGGTCGCCACCGTTTGATTTCAGGAGCTGGGAAAAGTATTTAGCAGCCGCATTGGCTGATTTTTCCGGGTCGAAAACATCATTACCCTTCAGGCCAAAGTCCTTCGCTGTGCCATCCATAAACTGGAACAATCCCTTCGCCCCTGCCCCGGAAACGGCAAATTGATTGCCGCCAGACTCGGTAGTCGCTACGCTCTTAAGAAGGCCGGCAGGTAGCTTGTAAAGGGATTCCAGTTTGCTAAACATCGGTGACATCCAGTCCAGAAGTATTTTCCCCTGCCCCTTAGCTTGTGGTGCTCTCGGCTCCCTGGTGCCATATGCGTCATATTTGTTCGTTGCGCCATTGGTACCGGATATGCCAGCCCACCAGGCATAAGACTTTTTCAGCCAGGCGTCCGCCTTACCCAATATTCCGTCTTTGCTGCCGGTATTGCTGTTCATGCGATCAACAAGATACTGGCCCGTGCTTTTCCCAGATTTTTTAGCTTCTTCCTGAGTTTTTCCTATTTTGTCCCAGGAACTCACGGCAGCCATGGCAACCAGTAGCGGGCCAAATCCCCTCCTGACCTTGGCAATGCCGCTCAGCATCCTTAAAGCCCAGCTACCAGCGACAAATACGGCGAGTAATTCAAGCGCGTTATGCCAGCCGCCTACAGAATCCACGACTTTTTTTACTTCATCCGCCGAGTCAGAGAAGAATTTATTAATCTCCGGTCCGTGCGTTGATATCCAGATCCCCACCTTTTCTATAACGGGAATGAGTTTTTCAATGTAGGGGATTAGCGCGGTGTAAAGCACCTGAGAAGCTGCGGAGAAGTTTTGTTGCATCTCCACCAGGCGGCGATTGAATGCCTGGGCCTTATCTGTTGCGTCCTGCGTGGCTCTGGATGTCTTGGTGAACCGATCTGCATCTTGCACAAGATGGCCATTTGACAATCCCTGTTGCTGGGCGTTGTCAAAGCCAAACATGCCGCCAAAACGGCGCTGCGCATCCTTGCTTAACTTCGACCAGTTAGCGGCAATCTTCCGCATAATGGCTTCAGCATTGTCGTTTTGGTAATCGAAGTTGGCACCGGTGGCGCCGGCGAAAGAGGAAAGAGCCGCGTACAGCGGATTGTCCTGACCGCCGCCGGTGCGTATCTGCGTAAGGACGTTTTGGAAATTACCCAGTGTACCGGTAATCTTCTCAGCGCTGGAGCCAGCCGCCTCTGCCGCACGCTGCCAGCCGTCGAGCGATTTGGCTGACATATCCAATGCGCCAGCGCTAATGCCCAACTGCTGCAGATTTCCGGTCATGCTGGTGATGAATGATTTAATACCCTGAGCCGACAGCGTTACGCCAACCAGCGCCAGCAATTCAGTGCGGATCGAACCAAAGAAAGAGGCGGCTCGTTTACCGGCCGCCTCCATATCCTTTGCTGTCTGCTCTGATTCATCACGCGTCTTTTTCAGGCCTTCCTTCGTTTCCTGCTGGCCCTTTTTAAACCCGGACGAGTCGAGGCCAAGCGTGACCACCAGAGCGTCAATAATTGTTCCGGCCATCAGCTACCCTCTTGCGATTTATTCACAACCATCCGGTTGTAGTTGTCCACTGTGATGATTTCGAGCAACCGCCACATATCCTCTACACCATAAACTGAATCCAGCTCAAACAGCGTGGCCAGCTTTGACGAGACGACAGTAGCGATTGTTTTCGGCACGTTGACGTAGTCCGCCAGCCCGACGATATTACTGTCCATCTGGGGCGGGATGTCTATTGGGCGACGGACTGTAAAAAAGCTACGTGAAGCTTGAATACCTCAGCGCGGAGTTTCAGGCGGGTGCCGACTTCCTCAATATCATCCTCAATCAAGGCTCTCTTGACGCCCTGACTCGGTACGGCCTGCACGCACTCCATCAACTCGGCCAGTAAGGGCTTGGCTTCATCCAGTGGGATTTTTGCTACCATGCTCAAACCGGTAGTGGCCATAGCGGCCATCCCCATATCGGCGAAGTTATCCGGCAATTCCACGCCGTTGCGTGCCATCGCCATACCAGCGCGAATAGCCCACCATTCCGCCTGCGATGCGGACATTTCGCGGATGAAGAATGTTTTCCCTGCGTCACGGTCTTTGCTGTCTACCGTGTAATAAATCTCTTTGCGTGCCATATCAGACCTTATGCGTTATAGGCTTCAGAGGTGACCGTTTCCCAGTTGATCTGGTATGTCATCTGCTGCAGGACACGGTTAGCGTCAGGGATTGCCTTGGCGCGCTGCAGAACGCCATTGGTCATCGTGAATTTACGACCGATGGCTGGCAGGATGATCGTCGCGTTGCAGCGAAACACGGCTTTGGACGTTTGAGAGGTTAGTTGCCACGTTTCAAACATCTGGCGGCTCGGGCTATCCGGCATAATCGTGATCGTCTGCAGATATTCGCCAAAAACGAAGCCAGCAGACAGCTTGCCGTCCGCGCCACGCACAGATACCGCCATCTCGGTGTCACCCAAGGCGAACATCGCGTCCGCAGCGTAACCCTCCAGCGTTTGGGCGCTCGGGTATAGATTTGTCACAGTGAGAGCGAAAATAGCGTCAGCACTGGTAATAGTGTTATTTCCGGCCATTTACAGCTCCTTATTGCACTTCAATAGAGGCAAGAGTGATTTTCTGCACGCAGCCGCCATCGCAGTACCAGAAGGTCATGCTTGGGCTAGTGCGCTCAGCGCGCTGGGTTGCGTTAGAGTCAGCGATATACAGGTAGTAACCCTTCGCCAGCAGAGAGGCAGAAATATCGGTGCCGACGGCGTTGGTAATTTCTGACTGCTGCGCACTGGATAGCGTTACGCCTGTGCGAATTCCGCCAAACAGCACGCCCTGAGCGATGGTGTCTGCGAAAGATGCTTCGATAATGGCCTTGCCGCGCGCGTTGTACGGGATTGAACGGTTCGACTGGAATAGCTCGATAGCGTCCTGAGCCAGGTTAGCGTTGAGCCAAATCTGGAAGCAGAATGAGTCCAGCCATTTAAAATCGCCGGTGATTGTTCCGTCAGCCCAATAAGTGGTCGAATAATTGTTCGCCGTGTACGCACCGTAGAAGTTGTAGCCATTTGCGATCAGAGCGTCGTAATCCGCTGAATTGGTCACATCAGCAGACAGGCCGGATACGGAGCGGAACTTAAACGGCACGCGACCTTCCTGCCGGTCAAAGTCGAGGGTGGCTGCATAACCGAGTACGCTTGCCGCTTTCAGCTCGTCACCGTAAACCAGCACTGCATTGGCGTAATCGTTAGCGGTAACGATCTGATATGCCAGCGTCTCAGTGCTGCCGCTTACCTTCGCATTGTCTTCCAGTGCGTGGGCTACGTAGCCAAAACGGAAGTTTTCACTGTTAACCCATGACGAGAAAGCGAGATGCTGCTCGGTCGTCGCGTCAAAGGCAGTTGTGAATAGCGCCCAATCCTGCGATTTATCCAGTACGGCCGTCATGGTGTCAGTGACCACGGCAGCGCCAGCGCCCTGCGACAGGATTGCACCAGTTGATGATGATAACTTCAGGCCAGTGGCCAGCGTGCCTGTAGCGTAGCTGATAGTGCTTGCTGCGCCGGTCGTTGCTGACGTGATGATAAAAGCTTTCTGCGTGGTGTCATAGGTAACAGTGACCGACGCGCCGATACCCGATTCAATCGCGTCAGCAGCTGCAGCAAAGCTGGTCACGCTGCTCAGGTCGATACTTGAAGAGGTAACTACTGTGCCATCAACCGTTAGCGTCAGGACGCCACTCATTAGCTTCAGCTGGTCGAGAGTGACCTTCGCCATGGAACCAGATCGCAGGAATGCGGCGACCGCTTCTGAGTTGAAACGAGAAAACAGCAGCGTGCCTGGCGTTTTGGTGGAATTGTCATAGCCAGCAAAATAAATCGCCGCCATGCTGTACTCTGTGGACTGAGAGCCGAAGTAGCTGGCCACGTCCTCTTTTGCTGTGAACGTCACAACAGCCCCGACCGGAGCATATGCGCTGTCGGTAAGGATAAGACCATTCAGATCGACCGCTGAGCCGCCCGCAGGCAACACGCCCGGGTTAATCTGGACGTCTTTACGTAATGGGATTGCCATTTATGCACTCTCCGGTGGGTATTTTAAATCTGCGGCGACAACGCCAACAGTGATGCTGTCCATGAAGTCGAGCGGGGTCGCTATCACGGCGTTAAATTGCGCGATGAAATCCAGCGTCCAGCGGCTTTCATACTGCTGTTCGGCGTTAATCATCGTGGTCTGGTGCGGCTCACCGGCATAAAGCGGCGTTACCGGGTAGTTGTTCTGGCGAAACCAGTTAGCGGAGTATTCAGAGCGGATCATGGTGCCGACAATGGCAGCCATTTCCTGTGCTGATTTTCCGTAGAAGTCGAGCTGGCACCGCCATTGGTTGCTGCGCTGTGTTAGCTCGCTGCCCTGCCCTGTGCCGGGATCGCTATACGCAACGCGGTTAGTCGACAGGCCAGTGATAAACATCGGTGTCATTGTGATGAAATCGGTATTGGGCATAGGCGTAAGGTTTTCCTGCGAAAGGAACACCTCTGCGTCAACGAGAGACAATAAAAAACCGCGCAAGGCGGTTGTCAGGTCATCCTGAGCAATGCTAATTGTCGCGGTCATGTACTCACCTGCAACGTCACCACGAAAGAGCACCAGTCCGGCCACTCTTCCAGCGGCTGCGTAATCAGCCAGGTTTCGCCATTAACGATCAGTAAGTCCCCGCCTTTTTGTTTCGGACGGTTAACGCCTTCAAAATTGCCGTTTACGTACGCTTTCTTTTTGATGCCCTGTAGGTTCAATCCATCCACTTTCATCAGGTCGGTATAGCTAAGAGGCTGCATCTGCACAGTCACAGCCTGCTCGCTGTACGCTGGCGTGCGGTGGCCTGCAGCGTCAGTCACTGACATACCCAGTGAAACTTTCATTACGCCAGGCACGTCAGGATTAACGATGTTGATGGCGTTACGCACGATGCCATGTAGGTTCATGCTTACCCCTTAAAGAAATTAACAACGCGACGCCATAACGAAGGTGATCCAGCTGCATGCTCTTCTATCTGGTAATCAACTGAATTAATCATGACCGAAGTGTCTATCAGTGGCTTATCAAAGCCTTTTCTTGCGATGGTGCTTTCCGCAAGAGCCGGTTCTGAAAACTCCCTTATAGACTCTTGCATTTGCCCTTTGATCCTTTCACCCATCAATGAAAATGTTGCTTTTCCGTCATATCCCGTAGCAATTAGTATTTTACTAATGTCATCAGGCCAGTCGGGGGACTTTTCTTCAATCATATTTCTGATAAATGGGCGTGGGGGCCGATTCATTGCCGGATCCCCAAACTCGTTAGCAGCAGCCACCATAGAAACTGGAGTCCCATCGGGGTATTTTGCACCCTCAAGGAATCCCACTTTTATGGTCGTGCCGTTACCAACTTTTTTTGCGATCTCGGCAAGTTTTTTTTCCATGGCTTCCCCGCCAGTAAATGACGTCATCACTACCTCCGGTAATAACCTCTACGGTTATAGTGATAGGGATACATCGACGGCGAACCACCGGGCAGGTAACGCATCGTCCGGTAAGGCGCTGTTATCTGCCAGTACTGAGCACCATACGGCGTCTGCATGTACCACCACGACGATGCGGATGACGGTCCGGCATCAACGGAAACAGAAACAGAACCCTCGGAAGCGCTCGTTACCCGCCCAACCAACCCTGACGCCGCCTGCCCATTCACGCCGCTGTTAATGGCAGCGATATGGGCAACCAGCATATTCAGTAAAACTGCCCGCTGATTCACATCAGTGACCGGGCTTGCATCGGTATTGTTCAGGTAAATCGTTGCCTCTGTAAAATACGCATTCAGCAACGTGTCACTTACCGTATCGAATTCCGGGTAGCGCGCGCGAAATGCGGCGATATCAAAAGCAACGATAGCCATGGTTACTTACCGTCTGATTTAGCGATGCCTGGTGCCGGATTATCCTGCGGCAGACCCTCGAGACCAGACTTCACCTCTGCGTTTTCTTTCGCCTTAGACTCGGCGCTGTTTGTTTTTGCCTGGGCGAAGATCAGCTCGTTTTTAACGTAAGGCTGGTCGGCGTGCGTCTTCAGCCACTTGTCAAAAGCGGCTTTATCCACGTTTTCGGTCAGGCCGTAGCCGCCAACAACGTTAGAAGAATTCGCGCCATTCAGCGTGACGGTGTAGCCATCGATATCAATCACCAGGCCATTTGGCAGTTTGCAGCCAACAGTTACGACTTCAGACATGATTTAGACTCCCAGCATTGTCGCGATAGCGAGCGGTTGACGAATGATTGCACCCCAGGTGCCGCCTGATTTCTTCTGCTTCCAGCTTGACTCTTCAGTCACCACGGCGTGTGCGCGCATCTTCTCAGTGAATGCGGCGTAAGCGGTGTCCTGCTCACCCAGGCGATCTGCAATCAGCTGAACCAGCTCACCGGCCGTCGTTGAGTACTCGATGGCCGTCTCAATTTTCAGGTTCGGGAAGTTTTTCTTCAGCAGGTCAGAAACGTTCACGTTATACATGTTCGTTTTAGCCAGGTTCACAGACATGGCCGGAGACATCGCCAGAGTCATTGGCGTGCTCATGTCGAGAATGCCCTTAGTCTGGGAAACCAGCTGGCCAAACAGCTTCAGAATGTCGTCATAAACGCCCTGGCCATCTTTGGTGCTCCAGGTCAGTGCGCTGCCGGTGCCGGTGGCATCAGGCGCGATAGAGGCTGGCAAAGATGGGTCATTCAGCAGGCCATAGTTTTGCAGGCCATCGATACCGTAGAAATAGCTCTTGTTCTGGAACTTGTTCAGCACCAGCGCAGAAGCTACGTTCAGTTCGGCCGCGTAACCGATACGAGCAGCGCCGTACATATCCAACTCACGCTCGCCCCAGCGAGTATGGGTCTGGTAGTGGTAAGACTGACGAGAAACCCAGTTCACGTTAGCCGCGGTCATACCGTTGTGGTTATAGTCGCCGTAAGAGCTGGTTTCACCTGCAGACTCCACGACCGGAAATTGCGCAGTAAGCGTGGTCCAGTCACCCTTTTTAACTTCACCGATGATTTCAGCAGCTTTCATCGGGGTAACCAGAATGCGGATCAGCTCTGGGTCAACGTAGTTGGTGAAATAAGCCGGGATGCCAGAGTTGCCGGTGGTAACCATTGTCGGCTGCGCATCCATTGCCAGCGCGAAATTATCCGCGAATTCCGGCTTCAGGTAGTCTTTCGCACCCGGCAGCACGATGCCGTATTTACCGCTCGCTGCGGCGTAGTGCTTCTGAAATTCGTTCATTAGTTGCTCCAGGTGCTGATTTTGACAAGCTCGCCCGCATCACATGCGCTACCGGCGGTAAAGTTGGTTTCGACGTAACCATCAACGGTTGCGCCAGCTGCGCCGGTCTGTACCTGGCCGGTTGTCAGCGATGCAAAGATTTTCTGACCACGAGTAGCCGCGGTAGAAGTGCGCGCCCAGAAGTCGCCGCGGGTCATTAGGGTGACCTCGCGACCAGACTGGATGACGTTGGAATCGCTGCCCAGCCAGGTAGTAATCGCAGCCTGACCGTCACGATGTACGAAGCCAGAAGGTGCGCCAGTGCCAGCATTGGATGCAACGCCATTTACTGCCCATGCAAACCGGCCAATAGTCAGGCCATTGGTGCCAGATACCAGAGCCGCCTCGCCAGCGAGGAAGGTCATGTGATCGTTAGTGCTCGCGAAACCACCTTCAACGCCCGGGGCCGGATACTGGTTAATTACGCTCTGAAAAGTGTTAGCCATTTCTTAGCCTCGTTTTAACTTGCCAGCGCTCGGGTATGCTTTCTCGAAATCGCTGAATGAAGCGGAATCCTGCGCAATAACAGGACGTGAATTTTCTTTCTGGCTGATAGCCATGCGAACCATCGCCGGGAATGCTGATGGGTGAACGCCAGCGATATCGACTTCGGCCTGTTCCAGCGCGGTGCGGTAGACGTCCTCGGCGGAGTCCATTGCCACCACGTCGCCAATCAGTGGACGTACGGCCTGCTCTGCTTCACGCACGGCGCGGAAATTCTCAGCTGCGCGCTTGGTTGCACTGTCGGCAGCCAGGCGAATGGCAGCGTCCATAGCGGGTTTATCCACTTTCTCATCCTTCTTATCGTCGTCTTTCTTGTCGTCGTCTTTTTCTTCATCTTCAGCGACGGCCGGTGACAGAGCAGCGGCGACCTTGGCGATCACATCTTCCGATACGCCAGCTTCACGCAACGCGACCAGAACGCTTTCGTTATCGTCATCACCGGCCACTTTTGGCTCTTCTTCTGGCTCGACGCCATCGGCAGAAGCTTCAATCAGCTCCACCAGCTCTTCCGGCTCCAGCTCCATATCGGCGGCCAGCTTGGTTTTGTATTTGGATGCCACGGCCTGAGCGATCGCTTTAGGTGTCTTGTGCGAATTCAGGATGGCGGTGAGTTCTTTGGGCGCAGCATCCTGAGCCAGGCGCGGCTTCAGAAACGCTCCCAGCGCGGCACGGATGGCGACGCCTTTGCGGTCTAACTTCATGTATTTAAGCTCCAGTGGGAGAGAATCAGCGACCAGTACGTCGCTACCTGCGCGGCCAGTTTCGACCAGTGCAACGTGGTTCCCGACGATGTCACGCATGACGCCATCAAAGGCTTCACCATCTGGTGTTTCGCCGGGACTCATGTCAGCGACGTACTGATACGACGATGACAATTCTTTTTGTTCTTCCGTCTCGATACCCGCGATCGCTGAGTTGTCCCAGACGGACAGGCCGTTAGTGAGATAGGTGCCATCGAAATCGCAACCAGAGTGCGTCGTGCCTACGCGGTATTCGCGAGGCGGGTCGCCGGGAAAGTCAGGGGTATGGATGCAGAGAACCGGGATGTTGTTGAATGTTGGTGCGGCCTTCTTCAGCTCATCAGGATGTCGATACAGCCGGTATAGCTTGTCCGGCTCTAACCCAAGCTTTTCAGCATTCGGAATCTCGCGCCCGTAGTAGGGGCAGACATTCGCCTTGCTGATGTTGCTCTTTGTGACCTGAAGCCTGCCGTTACCATCGAATGAGCGCACGGATGCGCGGTCAAACGCTAACCGTTCGATAGTCATGTATTTTCTCGAATTTCAGGCAATAAAAAAGGCCGCCTGAGCGACCTTGATTTTAAAGGGAGTGTATATCTAATCTTGATGATATGTCTTGATAAAGTGCATCAAAGAATGGCGTAAGATCAACTTTCCCATCCTTGATCTCACAAGGAACTTCGTAAAGCATTGGTGATGTTCTAAGGTTTACAATATTTCCAAAGATATCTGGCTTTCCAAGGATGACCTTATCTATCAAAGCAACCTCCCTCTGCATCGTATCTTCGCCTGGTAAGTTAAGACAAAGATAGAAAGTTAAATTCTTTCCATCTTTATCATGAAGCCAGTAAGCACACTGCTCGAACTGGCCATCATTCAACCTGCCAACCTTAATTATCCCTATCGGATTTCCATTTTCATCAATAGCTTGATTGCTTTCTAAGCCTAGGTATTGAGAGAAATTGCCACCAAATTCCTGGATGATATTGTATAAGAAATCCCAATATTTCCTTTCAGACTCAACGCGATTAGAGACATCTTCCCTTAGCTTTTGGAACTTTGTCATTTTACCCCCAAGGCAACATCGTGATTGATGCGCCTTGAACTTTACTAAAGGCATTCTTAAGTTCCAACTACAAACCAGGAATTACTGGTGACCAGGTGCATCTACAATTGACCTCTTCACCAGGAAGAGTCCACTTACCGTCCAGATAAAGCCCTTTCGACAGGTCGAACTTCTCGCCATCAGCTTTCACATGTGATTGCCGAGGCTCTTTGCCAGCGTGAGAGTGTCGCCAGATGCCTTCAGTGATACCGAGCGACTGTTGCCGGGCTGTTTGCATCACTGCGGTAGCCTTGTTGTTCTGGTCGCGTGCGATGAGCGCTGCTCGGCGGCGAGTGATGCCGTACCGGTGCTGCAATTCATCGGTAAGCGTCGAAAGGTCACGTCCCCGACTGACCGACTGCATAACCAGTGTCTGCACCTGCGTGAGATATTGCTCAGGTATGCTGCGTATCAGCCCAACATTCTCAGTGATGCTCGCCTGTAGCGCGTTGTTCATCGCTGGCGTCATCTTGAAAGGCACCGTGAATCCGGCAGTCTCCAGCGCGTTATAGAGCGACACATCAGAGTTTTTCATGGCCTGCCCTGCGAACCGGTCTGCGAGCTTTGCGGCCACGTCATCGAAACGCTTCTGCCAGCGCCTGGCTAACTTCTTCATCGCGTCACGCATAAACACAGCGGGCGATGCGTCCATTGCCATAGCGCCGGATGCCCGGTAATTCGCCTTCAGCCAGTAAACCACCGAGTCATTCATTTCAGTGACTAGGGCATCCAGCTTCTTGCGGTACCAGGCTTCGACGCCAGCGTTAGGTCTTGTCGGGCGGATCGTCTTGCTCGTCGCCTTCCTCGTTCTCGTCGAGGTCGTCTTCTTCGATTTCGAGGTCATCGCTTAAATCCAGTGAGTGGTATGGGCTTTCCGGGTCGTCAGCAATCTTCTCGCGAATCTCGTTGGCTGAGAGCGCACCGGCCGTGATGTAAACCGCGTCGGTGTCGGCGTCTACCTTGCGAATGTCGGCTTTCTCCTTCGCGCTCATCTCAAACAGCGGCTCGAACTCGAAATAAATCTCCGGGTCGATGCTGCCGAACTCCGATAGCTGTATAACGTCCAGAACGCGCTTTAGCGGCGCTTTAAACATTGATTGCTGCAACGAGTGGATGTAGTCGTAAAAAACGCGAATCTCGCCGTCTGATGAAGCATTCAGGCCGTTTGGCGTAATGCCCAGCAACTTGACGAGAGGAATTCCGGAAACTGCCGCCATGTGCTCTTGCGATTGAGCCTGCAGCGTATCCAGGCCACTCAGTGGGGCGTTGACGAATTCCACCGTCTCCGGGTTGTTTACGTCATTGTCTTTTGCAAATGCACCGCGGTTATCCCGGCAGCGATTGAAAAGCTCAAGGCGATAAAGTACCGGATCAACTGAGCCACCAGTCAGCGCGTTACCCATGTTCGTACCGATGACCGGGATACTGAACGAGTGGATCATGTCGCTGACGCTGTCACGCGTGCGTAACCAGTTATTCACGTATGGCTCGGCAATCTGCACCAGGGACAGGCCGCGAAAGTTGTAGCTTGCTTTCAGAAGGTCTGGCACCTGCCGAGACACGAAGTCGATCATGCGGCTGGCGTGAACCGTCCTGCCCATCACGAACCACTGTGTCGGCTTGTAGAAGTCCGGGCTTAGCGGGTTTTGAGCGTTGTAGACGCCCGGGTAAGTCCAGACAGGCTCGATAACCTGAAAGCCTTTCAGACTGCCTTTGGGAATCTTCTTGTCGCTGATGAATAGCTTGCTTTGCAGCTCGTTATCATCAGTCCAGGCTGAAACGTTTTTCGGTGACAGGACGTCGATATAAATTTGGCCGCCGCCGAAGTAACCGTCATGCTCAGCGGCCTCGCGGAATTTCTCACGAACCTGATAGCGCTCCATGGCGTCGACGATTTGCTTAACGCGATCGGATTTGTCGTCGTTGCCCACAGTGCGGAGCTTTATCCATTTGCGGGTCATCTCTTCCGCCAGTGTGCCGACCATTTTCCGGTATTCAGGCTTCTGCGCCATCATTGCCAGATAGGGATAGCCGGGGAAACTATCGAATCCAGCGTAGCCCATACCCATCGCGTAGGCGTCGTTAATCTCACCGTATGGCGTTGAATCCATCGCCAGCACAGCGGATTTAATTGCTTCGGGGATAACGCCTTTGGGTGGCTCGTATCGCTGGAATTCACGCTTAGGTTTAGGCTGGACTGCTGCAACTGCTTCGGGGTTAATCTTCATCTGAACCTTTTCAGGCTCTTTCACCGGCTCAGGCGCGGCGACTTTCGGTCTTTTAAAGGGCCACACTTAAATTCTCCTGAGTTGGTTCGGATCGATAGTCATTGGCGCGCGGCCAGAAATCAGGTTGTCGTCAATGGCATCCATCCAGGTATCCAGAATGTCGTCGTTGTCGTGGCTGTCGTCAGCAGAGAACGCTGCGCACTCGGTCATTGCGGTGAGTACCCATGACGTGTTTCCGGCAATCGAATTGTCGTCGTAATAGGTATGCATCACCGCGACGCCGTTACTGTCATGCGTCGCAGGAACATAAACCTTGCCGGTCTTTATCTGCGGGATGACGTTCAAGCAGCGAACAAGTTTGTTTTGGCCGGTTCCGCGGGGAATTTCTTTAACTGGTATGTTCTGGCGTTTCTTGAGCGTCGTTATCAAGCCCTGCCCGGCCTGCTTCTCTTCGATAGCCATGTGACGCATGGGCATCATGCGAAGCGATCCGCTTGCACTCCATTTCGCCCATACCTCTTCGGCTTTCTTCAGCAGGTCTTCCGGGTCCCAGCGTCCGCGTACCACATCAATGATGTAGAGGTTGCCATCAATGCCCATTCCCGCCAGCGTGAACACTGTATAGTCCAGCCAGTCCTCAACCTTGCCGCTGTTTGTATCGACGTAAACACAGCGATACTGAAGCTTAGGCAGGTGCGTGTAGGTCTGGAACCAGTCTGTTTCGAGTATGCCGCCGGTTAGTGCCATTGGGTTCTGCTGATACTGCGAGAGGAATGTGTAACGGTCGCGCTCCCACAGGGCTACAAGGTCGTTCACATCTTCCATCTGCGGCCAGTACGACCAGTAGCGCTCACCAGACACCACAACGCTTTCGGTGTCCTTCACGGTTTCCCAGCAAAGCGAACGCCATGGTTCGGCCAGCGACTGAATGTACTTTTCGTTAATCAGGGCCGGGATAGCAACGTGGTGAAAGCTGACGCCCATACCACCGCTAAGCATGAAGCCTGTAGCGTCATCGGTATGCAGGCGCTGCTGGATGCTTACAAATGGCGTTGGGTGCTCTTTCGACTTGTCACCACGACGAGAGCGAATGGTATTGACAAGCAAGGTGTTGGCGCTGTTTCGCTTCGTCTCACTGAGCATATCGACCGGCTTGTTGTAGTCGTCCAACATAACCATGCCGGAGAACTTCTCGCCGAAGTAACCACCACGGCCACCGGTAATCTGCCCGTTACTGGAACGCGATACCGTCTGGCCAGTTGACCGCCCTTTACTGTCGAGTATTTCCCACTCTTCAGCCTGATTGACGCCGAAAGAGCATGGCCACAACTCCTGATACTCTTTGCTGCTGATAATGTCGCGGGTGCGGCGCGAGTTACGCTTAACCAGCGTGTCAGCAAACGAGATATTCAGGTTGCGGAAGCGGTTTAATCTACCCTCCTGCACCAGCGCGTTAACGTAGGCTGGCAGATGGATAGAGAAGAATTCTGTTTTAGTCCCACCCGGGGGAATGTTAATAATCAGGTTTCGGGGCTGAAGCCGTCCGGCAATCAGATCATCAATCTTTGATGCCATCAGCCGGTGATGCCAGTTAACCAGCAGCCTGTCGCCCTGCACCAGCTCGAACCACAAGCGGGTAAAATTGAGAAAGGTTTTAGTCGATTTAGACTTCACAGCAACGCGATCGGGAAACGTCAAATCTTCCCATTCAAGTACTTTCGCCATATCAGTCTAATCCGTCTAATTTACCCTCCAGTTGGGCCTGCGCAGAGGCATAATCATCAGGCGTGTAATTCACCACCTGCACCGGCCCGCCATTCGCGCCTTCAATGCCGTGATCAATCTTGTCTCGCCATGTTTTCTTCTGCCGGTTCTTAAGCCAGAAGATCGCTGCTGCCGTGTCAGGGGGGTAATGCTTCTGTATTTCCGTCTTAACGATTTTGTCGTTAATAACGCGAATATCTACATCCGGGGCGACATAACCCATTGCGCGTTGGTAGAGGCTGTCAGCTACTTCACCATCGGAAATGTCTTTACCCTTTTTTATGGACTCTGAAAACTCTGGATGGTCAATTTTCCACTTATGAATAGTGGATTCGGCCACTTCGAAGAAGTCAGCTAGTTGATCGTCGGTGTAGCCAAGCATGCACAGCTTGCGAGCCTGCTCGGCGTACGCCTTCTGGTACTTGGTTGGCCTAGCCATAATCACTTCCTTAATCGTTCATTTTCTTTCTGCTCTGATGGAGCCCAATTTCCAACATACAATTCAATGAACTTTTCGTTGGTCATGTTTCTGTGAAGCTCTCCGTGCCACAGACTCATGCTCTCTTTCGCCGATGACCAATCAACTTGCTCTTGTTTGTCGGTGAGCTTTGCCATTTAGCATTTCCTGCTGGTCTGTTGGATATATTGCCGTGATGCAGTGATACCACCACATCAGGATTCATCGTATTTATTCTGTCAAAGGCACTAAGAAAATGCCTTTTGCAGAATTTTATAATTAGCTGCCGATAACGAAAACTTTGAACTGAACGCCAGCTGCAGCATTCTCAAATGGCCCACTTGACAGTAGTAGCGTGCCTTTTGATTGATATACCAGCACATTGCAACCAGTCGACGTTATGTCTGTAGCCTGAGCAACAAAGCATTGCACGCCCGACCAGATGGTTGATGGCTGAACGGCGGGGGCGGCTGTATAGGGCTTAGTGAACTTAATGGCAACTTTTTGACCGGCAGTTACGACGGAACCACCAACATACTCAAAATATATTGGCGTAGCGTTAGTTCCTGATGCACCTTGCGGGCCAGTAGGACCAGTTGCACCAACCGCCCCAGTAGCTCCCGTATCACCTTTAGGACCCTGAGGCCCTGTCGCACCAGTATCTCCCTTAGCTCCAACTGCACCGGTGGCACCAGTATCTCCTTTTAACCCCTGAGGTCCGGTAGCGCCCGTGTCACCTTTTGTGCCTGATGGACCTGTTAGGCCTGTAGCGCCTTGAGCGCCTTGAGCGCCCGTGTCTCCCTTTGGACCAGTCGCACCGGCCGGGCCTGCCGATCCCGTTGCTCCCTGGTCTCCTTTCGCTCCGGTGGCTCCGGTGTCCCCTTTCGGTCCTTGCACGCCCTGGAGGCCTGTATCGCCAACGCCTCCTTTTTCACCCTGGACACCCTGAGGGCCTTGCTCACCTTGTGCGCCGGCATCGCCAGCTAATCCTTGTGGACCTTCGGGGCCTGTATCACCAGCATCGCCTTTATCTCCCTGAGGTCCAGCCGGACCGGTATCACCTTGATCCCCTTTATCCCCTTTGGGCCCTTGAGGGCCTACAGGTCCTTCCGGGCCAGTATCGCCCTTTACAGCGATGCCCGAGTCGACGATACCAACCTGCTGCCGAATCTCTGCGTCACTCTGTGCATTAAGCACAGCCTTTACAGCAGAGCTGATGCCGGTCAGCTGTGACACGCTAATTTCACGCTTCATCAGGTCGCCAGAGACGTCCTGAGATATCTCGTCTGCGTCCGGGAGTTTGGTTGGGTATCCGCCCGTTGTCATTACTCGCTGAACCATAACTCCTCCGATTGCAGATCATTATCAGAGGCACCTGGAAAAGTGGATGCCTCTTGTAATGACTTACAGGTACTTCTGAGCCAGAGCTTTCAGCTCGTCTTTTGCAGCGTCGCCCAACTGAGCTACGCCCTGCTCTACAAAGCTGAATGCGGCTTCAAAGTCTTTAACGCCAGTCTTCACTTCAACCACTGGCGCGGATTCAGCTACCGGAGTGGTTTCGGTGGTAGAGGTCGTTGCAACAGGCACGGTTTCGGTTGCTGTGGTTGCGGTATCAGATGCGGTAATGTCGGTCACGGTAGTTTCCTTGGTTGTTGGCTCGGCTTTCGTCAGAAGCCATTTAAGAGGGTTCATTTGGTTTCTCCGCAAACGCGCGTATAAGTGTCGTTGTGCGTGTTGATTTCACGAACGGTGCGGATGTCCATTAGTTCGGAGTCTTTGCCGTAGGTGTAGATGGGGCCAAACAGCGTGCAGCTGGAGTCTGCTACGGTAGTGGGGCTACTCTGGCCGGTTGAAACTGGACTGGCGCAGCTTGTCCCGAGCAGCGTCATCGCTGAGAGCAGAATTATTCGTCTGAACATCTTTCACCACCTTCACGTTTTCTTTCTGCTTTTCAGCGACTGCGGCTACTTGGGCGGATTCAACCTTAGCTGCGGTCACGTCAGCTTTAGCCTGTGTCTGCGTGGTGCCGATCTTCTTGCCACCGAAATAAGCACTGGCAAGAGCGGCCAGCACCGCAAAACCCGCGAGGATTTCCGTCCACCAGCCAGAGAGTAATGCTGTGATAGTTGTCATGGCTGACCGTCCATCTGCTGTTTTTTCTCCAGCAGCCTGTGCTGGCGAATGAACTGAGAGATAACCGCCATCGCCACCATGAACGCACCAATCAGTCCGAGGTAGTTCTGCGGCAGGAAGGATTTAATGTCAGGCGGCAGCATGTTCCAGGCATTCATTGCAGCATCCGGGAATGACTGCACCCAGGCGCTGATAGCCGAACCGACGGATGCCAGCCACACAGACCAGGCTTTAAACAGCAGCCGGGCATGGGCGACAAACTCCAACGAGCTGTATTTACGGATCAGCAGTACCGAGATAATTGCCACCAGCACAATCAGGAGCCATACGATAAACGTCATATCAGCCCCTTATAAATATCGTATGTGCCGGTGCGCATCACTTCGGAATGCCGCTGGGCGCGCTGTGGTGTCTGCTTTGCCCACAGGCTTTGCAGCATCGCGCTGGATGCGCCGGTAAAGTTGCCGTTGGATATCATCACCAGCGTGTTTTTAAATCCAGCCAGGCCAGCAATGCCGAGCTGAAACCCCATGCTGTAGATGATGTCAGCACGCGCCGGGTTGCACTGCTTCAGCGCGGCGTAAATTAGCGGATTAGTGTTGCACTGCGAGATAACCGAATCGACAAAGGTCTGTAGCCAGACATCGCCAACTTTTCTCGGCACCGTGAAGGTGTAACTGCTGATGCTGTTGCCCTTGGGGCCAATCTTGATACCACAGCCGACCGTGGGGTAGCCCTCAGAATCCACATAGGGCTTCTCGCGGTAACCTTCCTCAAGGGTAAGGATCGGGATAATCTGGCTCATTTGCGCGCGTCCTCTTGCAATGCCTGCTTCAGCTCTGGCTGTGTCGGCAGGTTATCCACTTTTCGTTTTATCTCGTTCACTACCTTGTCTCTTGCATCAGCACGCGGCATATATTCCGCTCGAGCCACGAAGTAGCCAGAAACAACTCCGCCGCAATAAATTCCAAATGAAGTCAGGAATATCACTAAAATCATTTGCCAGGTGATCATGGGTTCACCGGATTTTCGCTTAATCATCTCGGCACCCTCAGGTCGCTTCTCAAATCGGTAACTTCACGAATGAGGTTCATGTTTGAAGTAGTAAGCTCTTTGATCTGCTCGTTTTGCTTTTGTAGCTGCTGACCCTGAGCCTCATACTGTTCATGGAGGGTGTTCAGGGAGCTTTTGATAATTTTCAGCTCCGCCTGAGTATCAACCAGCGTCTTCCATTGTTCCCTTATCACTTCGTCCTTCTGGTCAATCTCTGAGCGCAGCTTTTGGTTTTCTTCCTTCAGCTCTTTCTTCTCGTTGCTCTGCCATTGCAGCATGTCAACCTGAGCTGAATCGTTGGCATTCTTTGCCTTGTTGCTAATCCAGTAGCGGCTAAACGCCATCCATCCGTTAAGGCCCACAGAAGCAGTCAGGCCGAACGTAGCAAGCGTCTCTTTGTTAAAAATGAAATCTAAGCTGGACATAAGCCGTCTCCGGCAGTTCGCACGGTAGAACCGGCTCATTACGTGTGTGGAATAAAGTGCGCCATCCCGACAAATTCACAGGAGTGGGTTTTTTATGTATCGGGGGCGCAAAGACAAGAAAGGCCCGCCGAAGCGAGCCTTAAAATTATTTTGATTTCCGTGCTGATATAGGTTGACCTACAACATAGGTTAACCTATACTTAATCCCATCAGCAAGACGCTGATACGGGAAGGCCCCTACCGAAGCAGAGGCCAACGAGGAAAGGGTTATGATGAAATCAATCATCATCCTGATTGTTCTCTTAGTGATTAGCCTGCCAGCTTACTAAGACAGTCAGGAAGAGAGGGGGAAACCCCTCTCACCCCTACCCGATAATTTAGGTTCTTGTTATGGCTCAGTCAATATCAGAGATACAGAAACGAAGCGACGATAAGCGCAGCGTAAAGGTTAAGGGCATTAAGCTTCACACCGACACAATAGCGCTACTTGAAAGGCTTGCGGCGGAAACCGGAGAATCTCAGGCAGCCGTCGTAACTAAAGCTCTTGCTCTTTATTCAGAGTCTCTGAAGTAACATTTGGCCGCCATTGTGCGGCCTTTCTTTTTCACCACAACGGTGAGAGCACTCAGCGCCTCTGTGGCGTCCAGTGTACGCCCGCCAAATGTTCTCGCCTGTTGCGCAGAAACGAAAAAGCCCCAACCGGTGAAGGTCAGGGCTTTCGTTTATTCATTCGCTCAGTACGCTTTACTTCCCGAGCATATATGCAATTTGCCAGGTTTATTGCCCAATGTCTTTAACATTTCGTGCTATTAAGCAGCAATTGCAGATATTTCCCGATCCATTTCGCGCTTTACTGCGTAATAAAGCTCTCCTTCTAAGATATCAGCGGCCCATTCCATGCGGTTCCTTGCTTCCTTTTGAGTGATGCCGGTGAAGTAAATTAGCGAAGCAGCGATGTTTTGCGCGCTCTTGCACTTGCAGTATCGTAATCTGGCTACAGAGCGGATCGGGTTATCCCGTCCGAATGTTTTCACAATGACCGATTCCATAAAGGCGGCATCATCTGATTCTTTGGCGAGAGCGATGATGTTGCCTGTGGCAGATTGTGGAATCAGGATATCGCGCGCTTTACGCAATAGCTCATCCCCTCTGTAGCCTTCGCAGTGTAGCTCTGTTACGACCTTCTCAATTTGCTTAGCCTTCTGCTCGCTCCATTCGCAGCGCATCATCAGGCGGCCAATAACGTTAACCTGCCCGCGCTCATATTCATCGCCGGACATGTGATCGCCCCATACTGCCAACAGGTGTCGTACCCATGCCTGCTGTGATTTGTTAATCGTCTTCCACCCGGTGCCGAACAAGCGTCGCATATCAGATGCGCTGCGTACGCCAGCCAGGCGAACAATTTGCTGATAATCGCGCTCTATTCTCATCGCTTCTTCCTCAGTCTGGTGTTAACGGGATAGCTGCCGGGTTTGCCTGGCTGCTGAATTACCGGGACGATTGGCCGAAACAGATCGAGTAATCGGGTTAGTCGGTTCATGCTGCTACCTCCATCTGTCTTCTTCTGAGTTTTTCGTAATGGCGAGCGCGGCGGGTGAATATGGCCTTCACGCGCTTCATGTACTCGATGTCGAATTTCCGCACTGTGTTGTCATGCTCGATTCGCTCAACCCTGTGCAGGCCAAACTTTTCGATGAGGTTGATTCGGTAGGGGATCGGGTTGCCTGATAAGTCCCTGTTGCAGGGAACGCAGCTGGCGTTATTATTGAAAACGTTAAAGCGTAGCCATGGTGCCGCGCCGCGCGATCGGTAATGGCTGGCATCTACTGCTCCGCCACGGACGCCGTAATTAAGTTGCCGTCCGCATGAGATGCAGGGCTTTCCGTAATCACGCCAAAATATGAACTTATTAACCGCTGCCTGAGCCTCTCTGTTCCATTCCGGCTTGCCCTTAAGTCTTTCCCTTCTCTGCCGCAAATCATCGCGCTGTAGCTTTTCCTGCTTGCGTTGTTCACGCGCAGCAAGTTCTTCATCGCGCTTCTTGTTGAAGGCAATGGCGCATTTGTAGTTGTGGCAAACTTTCTGGAGAGAACTTCGGGGAGTGTATTCGGTATCACAGATGGGGCATTTCTTCGGTTTCGGCGTTTTCGGCTTAATGCCTCTACCCATGCGTTAGATCCTTCTGTTGCTCGTCCTCGTGGCTGAAGTCGTCATCCAGAGGCATCAAAAACTTACCAGGTATAAGGCCAAACCCTAATCGTTTTGCCTCTCCAGTATCGCCAGTACGGACAATAATATCGCCGCTTATAAGCCAGGCGTCGCCAAGGGGAATCGGATCGGCGTAGCGTTGGCCTTCATAGATAAATGACTCTCCATTAGGGACATATTGTTCAACAAAAACTGATTTACCGTCATTCGTTCGATAAAAGACGCCGATGATTAATGCTCGGCAGCCAGCTTTTAACTCACTCATCATCGTCTCCATACCCATTGGGATCGGTCATTTCAAAGAACGCGGCACAGTCGTCGCATACGTGCACCTCGTCGGGCGACAGTGGTATACCGCATTCGGCGCAAAGGGGATCAGCTGGCTCGCTCACGGGCTTTCCTCCGGTTCCATTTCGATTGCAGCATTGACCATGTCCAGTCAAAAGTCTGGATTTGGGAAGCTGTTGGGATTGTTCGGCGTTTGCTGCGGGTTCGGGCGGTGGGCTGGTATATCAGGTTATCGAGGGCTTTCTGGGTAACGCTAACTTGTCGCCGCATTGCCGCCCCTTGCTCTGCTCAACAGCCTGTTAAAATCAGCCATAAATCCGCTCTTAACGCCGTTTATTTTATAGAGCTTGCCGTTTTGCACCGCCGGATTTGGCTTGCTCACAATAGCATTATCCCCTTCAATCTTTACGATCATGGAGGATACTGAACCCATCTTTAGGCCGGTGTTTTCGCAGATTTCTTTCGAGGTTACCCAGCCGGAAGTAGCCAGATAGCTAAGTATTTTATTTTCAATCCCGCTGCTCATGCCGCTTTCTCCTCTGATTTCTGTACTGCCACACCCGACAACAGATCGAATGCCCGATCGCATTGATTACCCCACATATCCCATCCCGGCACGCTGTCACGACTAAAAAGCTCGCAGCGAGTAACGTCGCCCAATAACCTGACCAGCAGATCACGAAACTCAGGCGGCTTGGCGCTGTGCTCCATGCGAGGCGCGGTAACGTGCTGGCAAATGGAGGCATCGAGCCGCTCCGGTAGCTTGCCGCGCACTGCAAACATGCAGTCTTCGCTGTTGGCCCGAGTCATGTGCCCCATTCCGATCGCACTGTTGCCCCTGTGCTTGTTGGTCTTGTGCCATGTGAAGCCTTTCATGGTCATCAGCCGGAATCCCCACGCGTCCATAACCTTCAGCGCTTCGACTGGCTGGGTCGGCACCCACCACATGGCGAGAAGGCAACTTTCTGCCGCTAAATCCCATACAGGAAGGCGGCAGATATCAGGGATCGTCATGGTCTGGTATTTGTGGCCGGCACCGCGCTCACCGTCATTGGCTTTATCGCGGTATGTCCATGGTGGATCTGCGTAAATCAGGGTGTATTTTTTCATCAGGCCACCTGCTTTTGTCTGAGTTGGTTGTATTCGCTATCGGCCGGCACAGTAAGTCTGCACCCGACATTGAGCGCCCATGCTTCCACCTGCGTGAGGTAGTGATGCATATCGCCTGTGTCGAGGTCTGCCGTATGCCGCAGCGTCTGTACCTGAGTTCTTTCACCTGTAACCACGTCGACCATCTCACGCGTTTCGTAGCCCAGATAGGTGTGCTTCATCGCATCCTTGACCCATGCCGGAGACGCAAAGGGCTTGCCGCGCCTGATGAGATAAGCGCTTAGTTCTGCGTACCACATGTGCTGTAAGGAGTTCTGAGGGATACTGCGTTGATCACGCCATTCTGTGATTTTGATGCGCCAGCGTTTGCCGGAAGAGACGAGCTCAAAAAGGTGTTTGGTGAATTGGCCCAGGGTGGATTTGTGCAAACAGAAGTCCTGCACGGCTACCTCCGGTTTATCTGCTCCCGCAACTTGGTCAGGCTGTCTTCCCCTTTCAGGATGACATCGTTGATTGTTGTCGGGCTGTGTCCGCCCATCACAAGCACTTTCAGCAGAGTGAAAGCGTCCTGTACGCCCTGTGCGTGGTCTTGCTTCTGCTTAATTGGGATGATTTCAGCTGTCATTTTTTCTCCAAATTCAACTATTCTCTTTGTGAAACCACGACATTCACATCGAGGGCATTTGGTGGCGCTGCGGTCAGTCTGAAAACGCCTTTCCTCTGGCATGTGATGAAGTTTGCAGCCAACACAAATGTAAACGGTAAATCCCAACTCATGCCTTTCCATCATTGCTCTCCTGTTTGGCTCTCTGGTTCCACAATTTTACTGCTTCAGATTTTGCCTCTTCTAAATCGTCATACCAAAAAGCACGTGGCCCTCGGCAATCACACTCATCGCCGTGACAAACAACCCACGCCATATGGATGGCATCGGGCCAAACGGCATCTTTGTCAAAACCAAGATCATGGTTACCGCAAAACGGGCAAGGCTTCAGCTCTTCACTGCACATGCACAACCCCCGTTAATATCCCCAGGATAATCAGGATGAAAATTACCAGCACCAACAGGGCTATGGCCTTACATACGCGCTCTGATTGCATTTAGTTTTTCTCCTGCTGATTGAATGGCTTAACTACCTGCTGAGTTTTTAGCGCCTGAAGGATGATTTCATTGCATTTGCCTGTGCAGCGGTTACAGATAGCGATGCCGTTTGGCCCGGCAATCAGCAACTCAACGTCGTCCTGGCTTTCACTGCAAAAATCGCAATGCAACTTATCGGTATCTTTATTTTTCAAAATCCGCCCCCTTTCTCCTGCTGATCGCTGGCCCGCTCCTGCTGCTCCAGTATGGGGAGTGCAATTTCGAGAGATTCCAAATAGAGTCCTTCTTCTGTGGTTAAACCCTTACTTGGCGACAACTGCTTAACGTTTAGGTAGCTAATTTCACGTCGTGCGACTTCTGCTGTTAGTTTTTTCATGAACAAGTCCTCCCGGATAATCTCTCGCGCAAGGTGAGTTTGCGTGGTCGCTTTATTGCTTCCTCCGGTTCTATTTGAACCAGCACATAAGCGCATTCATCGAATGTTTTCTGACGTTGCATTGTCAGGAAGGCAGCCTTTTCGCTAGCTTCCTGTTTGTCTTTCGCTTCAATCTGATGGACGCTGAAGCCGTTGCTGTGGACGTGCCAACCATGAATGACCGCGATAAACCTGCTCATCAAAAGCCCCCTTTCTTTGGCTTGCCCTGCTGCTCAAAATTTTGTGGCATCTCACACCAACCCTACCGATTTGCGTCGCTTGTATTCGGCATGAAGCCACTGCGCGGGAGTGACCGAACCAAGAACGGCAGCATTAGGCATCCAGCGCATTTTCAAATCATCGCCTGTTGGCTGGTCGTTTACTGGCATAACGTCGCGCTTCACTTCCAGGCTGACTACCGGATCCGGAATGCTTTGGCCGGCGGCGACCTTTTTCGACCATTCATCCAGCTGCTTAGCGGCGTACTTCTCAACTTCTGCCTCACTGAGCTGGCGCTGGTACATGGCGCGCCGGGTGTCGCAGACAATCCAGTACATGACCGGCTTCGACCATGGAAAATGCTCCGCGCCGCCAGTGTGCAATCCCTTCTCACGGCTGTAGCGGTGAAACTCCTGCATGACCTCTTCGACGGTGACACCGAGGATTACCGAGCTGTCTTTGCACCAGCTGATGAACTTGCCGGGCGACGGCCAGAAATCGGAATTGCTCGCCCTGGCGTGCCGGACGCCTGCCGCCAGTTGCTCACGGGTTTTGATGCCGTTCTCAGCAAAGGCGACCGTCCACTGGCGTTTCGTGGTTTTCTCTTCCGCTTCGCTGCGCAGGCTAGTGCTGACTGCCGCCGGGAAGATTTGCTTCAACTGCTTGAAAAGAGCGTCTACCAGCGACTCCGCCTCGCTGCTGATTACTTTCTCAGGCTCATAATGTCCACCAGCCATACGGGCCATAGCAGCGCCGTCACGATTATTAATCGCGGTTACCAGTTGCAGGCTCATAGGAACTCCTCCCAGCCTTCACGGCTGTTCCAGTGTGGGGTTTGCGGATTGGGTTGTTGCTGATTGCGGGCTTTAAACTTCGGCTTAAACAGGCCCTGATAGCCGTTCGCGATACTGGTGTTGATTACTTCTGCCGGGTCGTGGCCTTCGTCAAAACATACTTTCAGGAGGCTGAACGCCTTAGTCACCGTGAGTTCCGTCTTGATCGGTTTCTTCGACTGGCTTCGGTACTGAACCCATTCCCTCCATGCATCCTTGCTTAGCCATTCAGGAATCGTCACTTCAAGAGGATTAAAACCCTTCGATTCCCCTTTGGGGACTATAGGGGTTTTAGGTTCATTGACTGGTTCAAAAGAGTGACTGGTTCTGGGTGACTCTCTGTCACTAGGGGGTGGTGACTCTCTGTCACCAGGGGGGTGACTCTCTGGCACTACCCGTGGTGACTCTCTGTCACCATCTAAACTCAGGTGGTAGATGTTGCTGGAGTTCCCTTTTGGCCCCGGCCGATACTCCTTTCGAAGGAACCCAAATTCGCAGAGATCTTCGATGTGGCGCATCACTGAGCGCTTACTGATTTCACATTGGTCGGCAATGTGTTGATACGACGGCCAGCACTCGCCTTTGTCGTTGGCGTTGTCAGCCAGTTTAATCAGCACCAGCTTTCTCAATGGATTGCCAACGGTGATACTCATGGCTTTAGCCATTAAATTCATGCTCATGCTGCGTTACCTACTGCCTTCAGAATGCCAGCTTCAAGCAGTTTACGTGTAAGCCACTGCTGACCCTTTCCGGTGATTTTGGTGGTGAAGGAAATCTGCATTCCGTGGTTGGTTTCTACGGGCGTTTCCTTCAGGGTGAAATAACCACGTTCCATGTATTCCTGCATCGGGACATTGCGACGGGATCCGCCAGCGATAAGCACGCCGTTATCCCGTAGCCAGGCGAATAGCTTGTTTGGCCCGACGCCGACAGTTTTAGCGAAGTTGCCAATCAGCACGCCAGATGCTTCAGCTACGCGATCAGCGAAATCGACTTTCGGTGACGCCAGCGCAAGCTGATTTTCCAGCTGCTGCTTCTCTTCAGCCAGGTCAGCTGCAAGGCGTAGTGCTTCAGGTAGTGACTGTGGGATGGTTGGTTTAGCGTTGCGGCTTTCAAGCTCACGCCAGCGCTGGGATACCTTGTGACGGAGTGGAATGCTGTAGCCAGTCATTAGCGTTAGAGTTAAGTCCTGATCCAGCCAGAACTCCTGATAAGTACGCCCACGCTCATCCTGGTAATCGGCTGAGAAGTCAGCCGATTGAATTCCGAGCGCTTCAAACATTGCCCGGCAGTCTGCCATTACGTTTTTGTGCATCTTGCCGGTCAATTCCGCGATTTCACGGCTGGTCATTTTCAGGCTGTTGCCTGCGATCATAATTCCTGGCATACTTATCTCCACTTGGTTGTTAGAAAAGCATCATTTGAGAATCCTCGGTTGCCGCCGGGGATTTTTTATTTGTCAGCAACCGGGCCACCTGCTTAGCCAGGCTCGCCAGCTCCTCGTCTTCCACTCCCCACTCCAGAACAGCCAGAAGCATGGACATGCGGGGGATCAGAGATTCTTTCCAGCGTGAAACCTGCGACTTATCGATACCGACAGCCTCGGCCACATTCGTTACGCCCCTGATGGCGATTTTGTTCAATAACTTGCTTTCAATTGCCCGTGCTTTATTGCGAGCTGTTGTTGTGTCCATTGCGGATAATGTCCGTGTTGATTAGTTATTTACGTGCGAAGGCCGTATGCCTTCACGTTGTTTTGCACCTGTATCGGCGCGGCCTGGTTGTATAAAGAGCGGTGTTGCTTATGCTGCCTTCTTGCCTTTGTTCCCGTACATCAACCAGATGGGGTCACATTGGAGAGCGGCAGCCAGTTCAAACAGAAAGCGCGGTCGCTTAGTGCTACCAGATTCAATTGACTGAATAGATTGCTGCTTCATGCCAGCTTTCTGAGCCAATTGCGCCTGGGTCATGTTGAGAGCCAGACGCTTCTGTTTGAGGCGTTGAGAAATTGTATCCATTAACTCACCTCCACAGTTTTATCTGTATTCTCTAACAGCTAAATCTGTTTGTCAATTACAGTTTTAACTGTGAGGATTGAAGGAAATGGAGAGGAGCCTATGAGCCTTGCAGATAGAGTAAAAAGACGAAGACTGGAGTTAGGGCAGTCACAAGCAGAAGCAGCAGAAAAGGCAGGCATTAAACAGCAGTCTTGGGCTAGTATTGAAGATGGCAAAACCCTTAAGCCTCGCAACATTGTTGGCATTGCTGAAGCGCTTAATTGCGATCCGGCATGGCTGATGAATGGTGGTTCATTTCTGCCAGTTAACGAGGTGAATACAAGGAGGATTCCATTGATCAATTATGTTCAGGCAGGAGAGTTTGCATCTAAAAGCCCCATTGAGGCGCTGGATGGAAACTTTGAATATGTAATGACAGACATGGACTGGTCACAGTACACGTTCGCTCTGCGCATTACAGGCGATTCTATGGAGCCAGATTTCAAATCTGGTGATGTAATTATTGTCGACCCAGAAATTGAGCCAACGCCGGGGGAATTTGTTGTTGCTAAAAATGGAGAGCATGAGGCGACTTTCAAAAAATATCGGCCCACCTCCATTTCTCCAGAAGGCTCGCAGCACTTCGAGTTAGTTCCCCTTAACAATGACTACCCAACAATGAGAAGCGAAGAGCGCCATATAGACATAATAGGAACCATGGTTGAGCATCGCATCTACCGCCGCAAACGCTAACCCCATTCAAATCTAAAAGACCGCCTTCCGGGCGGTTTTTTTTCGCCTAAATAAAATAAATCTGTTTCACATACAGCCATATACAGATTAAATAAAAAATAATACAGTTTTACCTGTTGACCATTTAACAGTTTTATCTGTATATTTTACTCCATCAGCAGGACGCTGGCAGACACGAAACGGATGACACGCTCTTTAACAATCAGACTGGCGCCGATACAGGCGCACCAAAGAGAAGTTGGCTTTGGGATTGGATGAATGCGCAGGCATGGCTGGGGATAAGAAGTGGGTACCCGGCGTCGGCTGAAGTCGCGGGATAACAAATCCGTCTTGAACGGTGGCAAAACCAGCGCACGTGAACGGCGAGGAGCACCGGCCATCCAATCACCTAAGCCAATTACCGGGGGTAGTTATGAATTCACGCGAACGCCGTGCCCAGGCTTACCGGGCGAAATGTGCAGCTGAGAACAAATTAGGCCGCAAGGTTGAGGCAGTGCTTACCGGTTGCTCTGACCGCGTACTGAAAGCAGTGAACGCGCCGACCGTGCGCAGTAAGTGTGAGAGCACATCAATTTGCCTGCCTGACGTAGCGAAGTATCAGGCCGGGTTCCGCAAGCCAACAGACAGCATTACAGCGAGGTGAGGATGAGTAGATCTTGGCTCGTGCCATTTCCAGAATCAGACGTCGTGCATGATGACATGCCTGTTTACTGGAAGTACCAAACCACAGTTGAAGAGGATGGCATTAAGGTTTATGCCCTCCAGTATGTAGCATTTCATCAAACTGAGCATTACGCGTGGATTGTGCCTGCACATTGGCTTGACATGCGAGGTAATGCAAAGCCAGATCCAGCCCGCTGGCTTACAGAATGGAAAAATAAGCAAAGCCGCTATGCCATTAAGAAGGTGGCAAAATCAGCAGAGCGATCATTTGCTTTCCCTTCAAAACAATTAGCACTTGAAAGCCTTCTGCGACGTAAGAAGTACCACCTCATGAGGTTAAAGCAAGATTTAGCCGTAGTTTCAACGGTAGTAGCTGAGATGAAAAATTTAGACCTAACTCAGCCCGTCACGGATTACAACTTCGGACACAATACTGAAACGGAAAGCTGGGTATTTAACTAGGCCGCATAAGCGGCCTTTTTTACGCCCAAATATTGGGAAAACATTATCTGGAGAGGAAATGAGTAAAAAGGGAAAACAAAAGGAAAAGTCAGTGCCGCTTAAAGATGGCGATAAAAACTGGAAAGCGTCCTGTGAAAACTGTGGGCAAAAACCTACTGTTCATCCTACCGGCCTGTGCGGGCCATGCTGTTTTGGTGAATCAGAAACAGCTGACGGCAACTGGTAA